TGTCGGAGATGATCGAGCCGCTCGCAGGTGGCGTGATCCTCGGCGGGTATGTAGACGACCAATCAGGAATCAACATTCCTGTTCTTCGCGTCATGATCAAGGGCAAGGTGTATCAGGTGATCGTGGCTGCCGACGACGAGATCAACGACGGCGGTCGGCTCATGATCTACCCAGAGCAGGAGGTCAAGTGAAGTACACGATCAAGGTTCAGTATCCGCTGTATCTGGACATCGAGGTAGAGGCGGACAACATCCCCGACGCACGCGCCGAGGCGATGAAGATCGCCAAAGCCACGCCGCTCGGCGAGTGGGACGCCTATGCCATGCCAGAGGTGTTTGAAACCGAATGGACAGACGAAGACGGAATCAACACCGTCATCTAGGAGGTTGTATGTTGGTTCATAAGTCATGTGATCTCAGGGAGAAGCCGCAGGGAGATGCCCGACGCGGAGTCTACTTCCTCGGCAACATCTTGATGTCGTTCGAGCCGTTTGGCACGCCAAGCGGCATGGGCGGCATGACCATCCAACTCGCCAATGATTATTCGACGAGCGATGGCGGCGCGTACATCTCGTCAATCGAGTGCTACGACTGTGGGAAGAGCATCACCGAGTTTGTCGGCGACATCGAGTCCTACAAGTTGGAGCGCATCCTTGATGAGCGCGCAGAGGACTACGACTTGGAGGAGATCGATGCCTAGCAGACACAGGGGACACGAGATCGAGGTCGGGGTGTATGGCCCCGACCTCGGCACGGCTCAAACATCAATCAGAAAGAAGGAGAGCCTTGACGGGGACATCCACAACATTGCGTTGGAGTGCCTTGACTGTTCTGAGGTTATCGTGGATTATGACCTTACGCCAGAGATGACTCTGGCACGGGCACAGGGACTCATCTCTGACGCAATAAAGGACATCTTGTAGATGGATGAAAATCAAGCAGAGTTTCGCCGCATCTTCCTCGCGTGGGCGAGCAGCCTTGGCGTGACGAAGCGGCAGTTGTACAAATACGCACAGGATCGGGGCAAGACAAAAAACTGGATGGAATCGAGGCAGCGCGGCATCGTCACGGTCACCCACGAAGACCTCGACTGGCTGCGCCAAGCCTCTGCTGCCGACACGGAAAGATCAATCGATCTTCCGTACTACGACTGCTACGACTGCGAAGAGCGTCTGATCGGCAAGCCGTACTTCACGATGATCCCAGCCAAGGGGGAAGATCCTGGCGCATTCCTCTGTCCCGCCTGCTTCAAGGGTCTTGAAGCCAAGGGCTTCGTCCCAGACAATAACGAATAATAACAGCCCATAAACGGGGCTAGGAGCCTCGGATCACCTCAACCCGCCCCTGGACACCAGGGCGCGGGTTTTCTTTTGCCAGCGTGGCGCAAATCGGCACCAGAGGCGGTTCTATCCCACGACCCCAGGCAATAACTCGGGTTCGATCCCACAAGCCCGCGCAATAACCCAAACGTGAATAACTCGGCGAAGTGTGGTAGGGACGCCTGGATTCGAACCAGGAACCGCTGAGATATAAGCTCAGTGCTCTAACCGTTGAGCTACGTCCCCATATATGCAGTTTGAATAACTCTTATGCACTCCCGGAATAACTCTGGTCTTCGTCGTCGTCGATCATCCTGCGCTTGCGCAGCCTTCTCTGAAGATCATCCAATCTTAGGCGGGTGTTGATATCGTTGATGCACCGGAGGCAGACCAGGAAAATCGATCGATATTCGTCTTCCTGCTCGTAGACCCTGCCTAACTCGTTGCAGTAGTTGCACATTCCCATAACCTGGCCGTTATCGCCCATATGAGCCACCAGAATAACTCATCGTTGAGAACGGAAACGCTTGTTGTGAGCGTGAAATGTTTTCAGGAGCATTCGGTCGGGGGGCGGCGCCGTGTTCCCAACCCCCCTCCACCTCAACCAAAACTATCATCCTTTTCCACCCCTTATGAGCCATCAGAATAACCTTTTGTGCACAAACGAGCACACATATCCACAACCCTGTGCATAACTATGGTTTTCCTAACCCTGGGAAATAATCCCTTCATGCAGCGTTTCTCCGTCGGCTTTCAGCCCGTATGCGAGGGATTGGCGCATCTCCCAATGGTTGCTCTGTGCGCACATCAACTGGGCTCTGTTTCCACAATCGCATTCGCACACCCTGGCTGCATAGCGAGCCATCAGCAGTCTGAGCTTTCCTTCTTTCCACAGTCCGTAGGCGGCCTGGAGATTCATCTTGGAGATCTCTGCTCGTTCCCTCTCGTTTTCAAGCATTCCGATCACTGCACCGTTCCCTTTCTGTTGTTGCAAGATAGGTTGTTTGGGATTCTCTTGTCAAATGACCATCTGGGCGTGCCCCTTCGGGTCGGGCTCTCGCCTCACGGTCGAGCCTCGCTGCGGCGAGTCTCGCCCCTACGGGCTTCGATCCCTCACGCGCTTCGCTACATAAGAAAAACGTATCTTCCCTCAAGCCTTCCCTCAAGCATCCAATCACGCGCAACGGTCATAAGCGAGGGATATCGCGTTGCGGCAGCTCCGGCCTCTCGCTCGTATTCCTCTTCTGGAAGATACTTCCGTAGCAAATAGAGGTAGGTGAACGCCCACTTTTCAGTATGGTGCTCCATCGACCAGAGATGAGCGATTTCATGAAGCACAATTGCCCTGCTGTTCTCGCACAGGGTGATTCTTTTCTGTAGGTAGTTGGACGTGCCCATTTCGTGATGCCCGCCCTCGTGATTTGGGGCATCCTTGTGATAATGCAGAACGACAAAATCAACATCGACCTTGTTCTGGTCGGCAACCATGATCAAAAAGTCAACCGTGTCTTTCCATGAGAAAAAGAACTTTTCTGAATCTTCTGGAGTATCTGAGGCAATAACCGCCGGGTACTTCACTTCTTCGGCAGCTTCGGGAGCGGCATCGTCGGGGCAATGATCCTGGCGTAGTGCTCAACCATGCGCTCGCTTGCATCCACATAGTTTGGGTCAAAGGTGCTCCACGACATCTTGCCGAGCACGTGCTCAAGCGACTCGACAACGTTGTCCGCACGAGAGGTGATGATGTGCCCCAGCTCGTGGCACAGGACGAGGCGCTGCTTTTCCGGCGTCAGATCAAAGAAGTCTCTCTGGACGCGGAGCTGAGCTGAGTTTCTCTGGGTTGAAACGTCGATGTCGGCGTGCGCGTCTATTTCCGCCGCATCGCGCAAAACAACGATTTCCCAGTCTTGAATCTGGAAAGCGACCTTGGCATCTTCCAGCCAGTTTTCAAGCGCCGTCCACTTGTCAGCCTTCGTCACGCTAACCCCCTAAACGTTTGTATCATCCTCTTCATTTCGGCCTCTCCAGGCAGAGCATAGCAGTGGTGCAAAGGGTCAGTCTATATGGCATAATTCTGGGTGCGAGAAAAAGAAAATATAGCGATTGGAGGACCCCCTTGATTACCACCCTTGGCACTTCGTCCCTTGATTCAGAGATTTCAAAAGGCAAGGTTGTCGTCGACTTCTGGGCGCCCTGGTGCTCGCCGTGCCGGGCCCTCGGGAAGGAGATAGAGCGCGTCGACAGCCTGAGGCCAGACATCAAGATCGTCAAAGTGAATGTCGACGAGCGCCCAGACCTTGTGGCCCAGTACGGCATCAAAAGCATCCCCCTGATGCTGTTCGTAAACAACGGAGGAACGCCGACTGCCGCCTCGGGTCTCTTGAAGGCAGAGGACATCATCAAGAAAGTCGACATGTAAGCATGGTGAAGATCACCCGCCTCCCGGGAAAGATCGAGGTATGGCGGGTAGACATCGGCAAGGAGAACATGCTTGCGATCAGCGCGGAAGAAGCGCTTGACTTTGTCTTGAAGGAAATCGAAAAGCCCGCCGTGAGGATAGAGTGGATCAACGCCCCTCATGGCTTTGAGCCGCCCGGATGGGACGGGCGCTTTCCTCGCCTGCCGCCGAGCGCAACGGCATAAAACCTGTGCCCGCACATCGGGCACTCTGTCTTCTTCTCGTCGAGACTTGATGAGTCTGGCTCCATCGCCTGCCTGACCAGCCTGTCCATGTCCTCGATGTCGTATCCGGTTGAGTCGAGCAGGCCATCAACGGCGGTCTCATACACCAGCCTTGCCAATATCTCGTCGTCGTACGACCCGAGGTCCGACGCACGGTTGTCCGCAAGAAGGATTGCCTTCGCCCGGTTTTCGTCAACGTCTGCCCACTGAACGGGGATTGTCTTCATGCCGATGATCATCGCGGCTTTTACGCGGTGGTTTCCGACCAGGATGTACCTGGTGGAAGACTGACAGACGACAACGCCGTGCCATCCGTTCTTTTTGATTGACTCCACGATTGCGCCAACGTCCCCAGCCCTTGGATTTGCCGGGTGTGGAACAAGCGTCTCTGGCGACTCGTCGGTAATGCGCATTACCGATCCTTTGGGAATCCGCGCCTCTTCCGGTCCTCGAAGATTTTTCGGTCAGATGAGTACTTGTCAGACGCCTCGTTTCTCTGGATAAGTGGGTCAAGAGACTGGTTCTTGCCAACCCAGTCGTGCTTCATGATCCTGTCCGATATGTACATCAGCTTCCCGAGCGCCTGACCAACCTCGGTGTATTCGTTGTCGGCAAAGAGCGAGTCGTACCCTGGGTAGTAGATGTATCCGAACCGGTCGTAGTACTTCCTACCGGCAGACACGATTGTGCAGTTTGTGTCATATCCCATGAACTGGTCGTTGATCCATATTGCCCCGTCGGTGTCTGGGAAGAACTCGACAAGCCGTGTAAGCATCACATCGTCATACCCAGCCGCGGTTGGAATCATGTCGTCCTGCCCGTTGAACACCATGTCCCAGTCGTCGCTTGCCTTGTCCATATCGGCGTTGATCGCCTCAATCTTTGTCTTCGAGTTTCCATAAAAGTATTTGATATCTATGCCGTTCTCCTTGAGCGTTTCCAGCCTCTTCCTTACGGCGTCGTTGTTCATCGTGCCGTCGTCTTCGTCCATCGAGATGATGTACTCGATGTGGTGCTTTCCTGAAGCCATTGTGATGTACTTTGAAAGCGTGTCAAAGAACATTGTAGGGCGCTGCCTCGTGGGAAACTTGATAAGAAGCTTCACTGACCCGACACCGATGCGTCGTCTTCCGATTCCGGCTTGAACTTGGCCTTCGGGTGGCTGAACTCAGCCGAGGGGTAGTAGTGATAGATGACGGCGGTGATTTCGCCCTCGGTTTCCAGGTATGGTCGGATTTTGTTTGAAAAGTCGTGGTCTTCGCCGGAGTTTATGTGCTTGAAGCCAACCATCTCGACAAGCTTTCTCTTGATTGCGTTGAGATGGTTTGGCGTCCTGAAATCAACCCCGTCCTTGGTATACCACCCGTCGTATTTGATCGAGTGCGTGAACACTCTTTTGCTTTTGTCTGGCTGGTATATGTATCCGTTCAAAGAGGCGCAATCCGGGTTCCCCTCAAGCGCGGTAAGCACCCTCTCGATGTAGTCGTCGCTGATCATGTCGTCGTCGTCGATGAACGCAACGTAGTCGCCTATCGCAGCCTCGACCAGGGCGTTTCTCTTCTCCCCGATTGTCCTTTGTCCGTCGTCTGGTAGAAGCATCATCTCCACTTCGGTCGTCAGCTGATCAACGATTTTCGAGGTAAGCCGCTCGCACATTTTCGATCTGTTGTTCAACGTCGGTATCAAGAGAGAGAGTCTTTTTGCCCCCATTTCAACCGCTCACCTTTCTTGATGCAACCTGGTCGTACACCCAGGCGTATGTCTTCTCCATTCCGGAGCGCAAAGAGATAGATGGCTGCCAACCAAGAAGACTTTGTATCTTTGTGTTGTCGCTGTTTCTTCCCCTGACGCCCTTCGGAGCGGACAGGTCATATCTTCTTTCAAGCTTTATTCCGGCGATTTCTTCGACCATCGAAACGAGCTGATTGATCGAAACAAGCTCAGACGACCCAAGGTTGAGCGGCTCGCGCACATCCGACTGCATAATTCTCAGAATGCCGTCAACACAATCGTCGATGTACATGAACGACCTGGTCTGCTCTCCGTCGCCCCAAATCTCTATCTCTGGCTTTCTGCTGATTACCGCCTCGGCAACCTTCCTGCATATTGCAGCCGGAGCCTTTTCCCTTCCGCCAGTCCACGTTCCGTTTGGACCGTAGACGTTGTGGAAGCGGGCCACTCTGGCTTCGAGTTTATAGTCTTCCATGAAGTGCCTGGCCATCCGCTCGGAGAAAAGTTTTTCCCAGCCGTAGCCATCTTCGGCCATTGCCGGATACACATCTTCTTCTTTCAGCGCGGTGACGTTTGCGTCTGTCTGCTTGTCTGCCGCGTAAACGCAAGCGCTGGAAGAATAGAAAAATCTTTTGACGCCAGCGTCTTTTGCCGCAAGCAGCATGTGCGTGCTTGTGAGAACGGAAAGCATGCAGGCAGCTTTGTTGTGTTCGATGAAACCCATGCCGCCCATGTCGGCAGCAAGGTTGTAAACTTCGTCTGCGCCCTCAACTGCCTTTCTGCAGTTTTCAAGCACGGACAAATCGGTGCCGCCAAAAGAGCCAGCCTTGGAAACAATTTGCTCCCACTCGGACAGCGGCTTTTTGTCGACGGCGATGACTTGGCCCTCGTCTCTGTCGACCAGAGCGCGGACGAGCCAGCCGCCAATAAAGCCGCCAGCGCCAGTAACAACGATTCGTTTCATGGGGCGCATTATACACACCCCAAAATCGCGTTATTTTACTGGCTCGATAGTGACCTTCATAATGCCGCTTTCAAGGGGCACCCCAAGCGCGTCGAAAACCGCAGGCGCAAGGTCAATGATCTTGTCGTCTTGCTTCCCGTCGCTGCCGCCGTGGCACCCACACCAGTCCGTGACGATGACAACAACGCTTTCGCCCGTCTTTTTTGACGTGATTCTGAGGCGTGGTCTTTTGTCTTTTTCGGCAAGTCTTTGCCAATACCCAGACCCGCCGATGTCGGTTTCATAAAAATCTTCGATGAACCTTCTCAGCTCAGGCCCAGCAGCCGCGTAGAACTTTACCGGTTTTCCCCACTGGGTTTCGACTGTATACCAGGCGTTGTTTTTCGATGCGTCGTACCAACTTGCAACACCAACGACTTTGTCGACTTGGTCATCAAGAACGATATCTTCCGCATACCAGGTGTCCCTTGGCCAAAAACCCGTGGTTTTGTTGACGGTTGCAGGGGGCGCGCCAACAATCGCAATTCCAATTGCAATTATCGCCGCCCTAACAACCTGTTCAATCAATTGACAGAAACCTCCATCTCACGTTTGGCGATTTCTTTTTCTACGGATTCGATTCCAAGAAGCGATTCCTTGATGTACTCGGTTTGAACCCTCTCGCCTTCTTCGTCGAGATATGCAACCCAACTCATCATCAAATATCTTTGCCTAAGAACGCTTCTAATTTCTTTGTTGCTCATCCGACTGAGCGGCTTTTTTGCCTTACGCCTTTCCACGCTTTTCCTCCTCTTCGTAATGCGCCAACCAGATTTGCAGCGCCATTCCCTTGTATCTCAAGTATGCGCTCTGGTCGTTTTCGTATGTGGAGGGATTTATGTCCATAGCCTTGCAGAGATTTTCCAAGAACTCTGCGTGCCAAACACCAAGGACGTATCCATCTCCAGTTTGGTGCTTCCTGACCATTTGGTCAACCCACGCGCCGGGCCAGCCAGCGTTCAAGTAGAAGTTTGGGTCAACAATCTCCCGCCAGGCATCGCCGACGGTCATTTGCGCTTCGGTTTTCTGCATTATCTGCAGAGCCTTCGCTCGGTCCATGGGCTGATTATACCACCAAATTGGCGCCGTCGACAGGAATCGAACCTGCGACCAACTGCTTAGAAGGCAGCTGCTCTATCCACTGAGCTACGACGGCAACCGAACTTTTAGTTTGATTCAAGCTCTGCTGGTACAAACGGAATATCGAAAACTGGCGTTCCGCTGTAGTCACCGTTGTCTCGGCAGAAGTACTCACGTGAGATTGTGCCGCCGCCAGCCTGGATGTTCACATAGATGTATTCCCACCCAGTTGCGTCAAACACCATGTTGCATGCATCGAAGGCACCAGCCCAATACGCCTTCAGCGTCGCTGCCTCAACGGCACGACCCCAAGCGTCCCTGCTGCCCTTGTCAAATCCGTCGTTGTATCCGTCTGTCTTTCCGCTTGCGTATCCAGACGAGCTCCCAAGACCAAACCCGATCAGACCAGACAGAACTGCTGCTGCAACGATGAATGCAAAAAATTGTTTTTGTGTCTTTCCAGATTTTGTTGCGTCCACTTTTTTCCTCACTTTCCGCTACGAGCAACAAGCTCGTATGCTGCGCTTCCGACCAAGAAGTGGCTCACGCCAAGCTCCTTGGCAACTCGACCGATTGTCTTCTTGTTTTTCGCGGCAGCCGCGACTGCCTCCAAGATGCCTTCGGTCACCTTCCGCGACTTGAAGGTTTGCTGGTTTCTTGACCCAGCATACTTCTCGACATCAGACTTCAAGTACATCACCCGAGGCCTTCCGCCGTTTGGTCCCTGCCCAGCGTTGAACTTCTTCCAACCGTATCTCCTCGAAGCCTGAACAACCGCAGAGTACGAAACCCCGAGAATGCTCGCCGCTTGCGAAATGGAGATCTGCTCCTTTTCCATGTTCCTTCCTTTCTTCGGGTATCTCCCGACAACCGAAGCATACGCTCAAAGAAAGCAACCTGTCAAATCGCCTCAAAGTAACAATCAGTTGAACCGCGTCATCGGAGGGAAAGGGGTAGGGGTAAGGGAGGAAAATAGATCACGTAGGTATTTTAAGAACATGAGGTATGAAATACCGAATGTTCTTAAGATACCGTAGTGATCGGATACAGTATTCCGATAGTACCTGAGGTACATAGTACCGAAGGTACTAGAGGAATACTGTATCCGTATATTTACCTTGTTTCTTTGAATACTGTTACCATGGTAACTGTAATACCTGAGAACCATATGGTTCCTGTTACCTGAGAACAATAGGGGTGATTGTACCGATGAAAAACGACTTGTCAACAGAAAATCCAGATTTTGTGTTCAGTGATATCAACGAGGAAGATATTGTACGAACTTGTCCAAACTGCGGCAAGGAGATGATTGATCAAAAATGCAAACTTGTTTGCGAGTGCGGGTATTACGCATCGTGCTCCGACTACTACTGATTTGCACGTAGTCACAAGATCGTTTAGACTCTCCACGCCAGCAAAAGGGCCTGGCGCAAAAATGGAGAGTGTAGGATGGCAAGAAGCGGACCAATCGTGGTTGACGGCTGGATGGTTCAGCAAGTCTTGATGTATCGGTCGCCCAGAGAGGTGAACACGATCACGGGGGCTTGTCAGGTTCTTGCCCAGAAGTATGGCGTCACGCCGGAAACGTTGCGATGCTATGCGTCAAAGGGCATACCGTCGAGGTCGAAAATCGCAAAAACGATTTTGGATGAGTACGCGCAAATTGAGGCAAAGAACAACGCAGAGATGACAAGGGTTTTGAAAATGGAAGAAGAGCTGGTTGGATCACTGGGCAGAGTTGCACAGTCGTTTGAAGAGGCAAGAAAAACACTCGAATCATTGAAGTCATCGATTGAAAGCAGGAGGGGAAAATGATTGCAGACGACCTTATCCCTTTGGCAACGCCAATGGAAAACCTTGTAAACTGGGAGAAGAATCCGCGCAAGGGAAACATTGATGCTGTTGCCAAGTCGCTTGCGCGATTTGGTCAGCGCAAGCCAATTGTTGCCAGAAGAAAGACCGGTGAAGTTATCGCCGGAAACCACACACTCGCTGCCGCCAGGCAGCTTGGCTGGAAGCAAATCGCTGTCGTGTGGGTTGACGACGACGACCAGACGGCAACAGCGTTTGCGCTTGCGGACAATCGCACGCAAGACCTTGGATTCTACGACGAAGATTTGCTTGACGAGTTGATTGAGAGCATCCAAGAGCAAGACCTCTTGCTTGCAACTGGATACATGGACGAAGGAGGAGAAGCGCCGTCGTCCGACTCGTCATACGTACAGGGAATTCAGGTTCCGCAAATTTCCGACCCTAATGCAATGCGAAGCGAAATGCTCGAGTCAGTTGACGGAACGATTGCCCAAAGGCCAGCCCCGCCGCTTGACCCGAACATGGCAATGCTTGTGAAGATAGGCGGAATTGAGCTGCGGCTTGCAAGAGAAGAGGCCGAGCCGCTGGTCATGGCGTACCGCAGATACGTCGAAAAGAAGGGTACGGCAACAGGGTTCTTCTTGTGGCTGGTTGACGGGAAAGACACTCCAGAGTGAGTTGCCGCCCGATGGAAAAGGAGGAAACCACCGGGCGGCAGGCCACAAGGGCCGTCGGCGAGGCTATGGCAGCGCCGATTGAAGGATATTTCCACATGAAAAAGGGGAAGTCAACACCTTTTCATTTTGCTGTGTTATTCTCCTCTAATGGCAGCAAAAACTGTAGCCAAGAAGAAGTCGGGACCGCCGCCAACAGTGCGAGAGACCAACAGGTCGTGCTCCGTGTGCGGCAATAAGCTCATGTCTAATTCAATTTTTTCATACAAAGAAATCGTGTTTACCGTAGCCTCAAAGAGGTCTACAATGAGGTATACATGCAAGGAGCATGCAAAGAGGGCTGGCGATGCGGGAGCTAAAAAGCAATAAGGTCAACCCGACATGCGGGATCTGCCGCATGAGGAAGCAGTACGTTGTGAATCTTGGGTATGATGACGGCGGCGGATGGGGCAACAAAACTGTTTGCGTCGAGTGCCTGCCGATGGTAACCAAAAAAGGAGAAAAAAGGGATGGACCTCGCAACCCTAGGTAAAATCATTGTCGTTTGGCTTTCGCTTGTTTCACTTTTTAACCTTGTCATGCTTGTGCAGATGTCAAAAAGAGCAAACAGCGGTGAGGACGGGGCGATTGCTGCGGTAGTCACTGCGGCGTTTGTGTTCTTTGGAACAGCCGCCGGTGTTGTTTGGATTTGGCGATCGCTCTAATGAACAAGCAAGAAGAAACATTCCAGGATGTGTTCCGAGAACTTTTTTCCGAATGCTTTGCGCTGCTTGTCGAAAGACAGGCAAAGTATGGAAATTTGAACATACAGCAGCTAGGATTGCATGGGGTCATGAGTAGGATTGCCAACGACAAGCTGTCCCGAGTCATGAAGAGTTTGAATGGCAGGATTGTCGGTGGGCAAGTCCTTCTTGATCCTATAGACGAACATCGGGACGAGGCGTTTGAAGACGCGCTAAAGGACATAGCGAACTATGCCCTGATTGCCATCTCCCTCAAAAGAGGCGTTTGGGGAAAAAGGCTTGACGAATCAGACTGGGAGCTTTTCAGATGAACGCAACAAGTACTACCAAGAAAAATAGATACGAAGTTATCCATATCGGCTTGCACGGGAACGACTGGATTGCCGTCATTTGGGACCGACGGGAAAAAAGGATTTGCGGGAGCTCCGTTGGGAGAAACCTTGACGAAGTTGTTGCCTCATGCATCGACATCATACGCAACCTTCAATAGTCTGATTTATCAAAAATCGGGTGTACAATGCAGGCCATGGACGATCTGGAGCAATCGCTGGTCTGGTCGCAGTCTGGGACAGAGGAGTCCAGGCTTTTCTATGAATCCTCGATAAGGTCCCTTGCCAAAAGGTATCGCTTCAAGTCGGAAGAGGACTTGGCAGCAGAAATCATCTCAAAAGTCTTCAGGTGGCTGACCTTTGTGGTTAAAAAATACGGCAAGCAGGGCGAAGAGGAGCTGATCGTGGTGAAGTGCCAGATGCCCAAGGAGACTGGCGGTATATGGGCTTTTGATATCAGGTTTGTTGTGTCCGGCAGAAGCTCTCAGGTTCTTACTGCGGCAAGAGGGGCAAAAGAAGTTGGGGAAAGCATAAGCAAGGAGATTGCCGGTGCAGTCAGAGACACCTGCTACTAGGGCCGCGAAAAGAATCGCCTCAACGGTTTCCTCGGCGCTGACTGAAGATTACAAAATATCCATTGGAAAAGTAGACGCGGTTTCAAGGGTTTCCTACGTCCTGGGGCTGCAGAAGGCCCTGTCAATCTTGATGGAGGAGATCAGGATTGAGAACAGAAAATCAGGGTCAGATTAGGCCTGATTTTCAACCAATTTTCACGCAATTGACCAGCATTTCCTTGTCATTCTCGGCCTTGATTTCTTGCAAAAAAATCAATTGCCGCGGCATTGACAATTTCTATGCGACAGATGTATCATCCAGCCACCCTAACAGGAGTATCATACAGGGGAGGATTTGATCTTGAACCAGAACAAAATGAGCAGAAAAGAAGCGGTGCTGAAGCTGCTTACTGAAAACCTCAACGCATGGATTGAGGGCCCCGAGATCGCAAGTCCAGAAATTGGCGGAAGCGAAGGTCTCAAAAGATTGCGTGAACTTAGGGACGAAGGTCACAACATTGAAGCCAAGAGGCACCCAGACAAAAACAGGGACATCTGGCTTTATCGGCTTTCAAGCGAGCCGAAGAAGTTCGTCGAGGTATGGGAGTGCTCTGTCTGCAGCGAGCGTGCAGGGGAGATGCCAAAGGAGGTCATTGCCGGAAGCCTGGCAAGCAACTTTGTTCAATACGGATGCGCAAAGTGCAAAAAGAGTACGGTCTGGAGGCTCAAGAGGATTTAAGACCTCTTGGCTGCCGTAAAGTAGAAACCAGAGTTTCCAACGTCTGCTGCGTAGACAAGCGCGTCAACCAGGTCGTCGTGCTCGCTGTTGGGGAACGACATCATCTCCGACTCCAGCTGCCGAATCCCTGGTCCGTTTTTCAGGTGAAACACCTTTCCGGCTTCATACCTTGCGGCAAGAGACCTTGACCTAAAAACCTTGTCCTTTTCTGGGCGAACACCTCTCGCCGGAAGCCTTGTTTCATTGACAAGCTCTCGCACAAAGGTTGATTGATACTGAACTACTTCAACGTTTACCTCTGTCAGTCTTCGCGGCTCGTCGCCCCAAACGTCCCTTTGGCCTTTTAGCCCAACAAACTTTGCTGGCCAAAGCAGTTTTGGGCTTGTCGGGTCGTCGATGATAGTCCCGTCTCTCTCCACGCCCGTAAGCCACTTTTGATGCCCCTGCTGAATCCTGGTTCGATATGCCCCAACAACGTAAAGGTTGTGCTCCTCGTCTTCCACGACTTCAACGGCAGCCGTATAGTCTGAGCGTTCTTTTTCTGAGGCGGCAAGGTCAACTCCAACCCTTCTGGCCCCTGGAGGAATCGAGTCGACGTACTGAAAAAACTCGTACCTGAAGATGTTCCCACCCATCGACGTTACGTCGTTTTGATATTGAAGGTTGAATATCGGGGTGCCCAGCTCCTCGCGCTTTTTCTCCAAGTCTTCGACCGTGTACATCTGAGGCCAAAGAGGACCCTGCTCCTCTATGGACCTTCTCAGGTATGTCGGTATTCCCTTGCTTGTGAGCTCGGCGTAGAAATCGTCTTCATGCCACCTTGTTCCGATGTACCACCTTGTTGCTCCAGGGACCAACATCGGGTCGATCACCTGCCAATACGTCTCGCTTGCTTTTTGGCGCTGTGTCGGAGTTGCATTTTCTTTCAGGCCAACCAAGTCGTCGGCGATAAGAAGGTCCAGACGTGGGCCCGGCTTTATGGAGGTCAGCCCGTCCGCAAAACAGGTCGCGTCTTTCCCAAGGTTGACTCCCTTGATTGTCCAGACCTCGTCAGTCCACTTGTTTCCGGCAACGCCATCTCTTGCCCACGAAAATATCTCGGCAAATTTTGCAGACTCAACAATGCTTTTTATAGCCCTGGATCTTGCAAGAGCGTCAGACAAAACAGAGGTGACGATGCCGATTCTTATGTTTCCCTTTGTCAGCCCAACCAGCCTCGCGGCGCGATGAATCAGCTGCGTTGTTTTTGCGTGACCTCTTGGCATCAAAACAAGAGCGCGTGGGTTTTGAGAAAGAAAGTCCTCCATCTCCCTAAGATGTTTTGGGAATATAAGACCGCTTACATACTCGGCAAAGGCAGCGTCGTCTTGCGCTGCCCTGTCCCTCAGCCAGGAGCGGTACTGCTCGTTAGTTGGAGGTGGTGTCTGACGTGATTTGCTTTGTTTCGTTTTCTGCACCCTTAGACGCCTCTTCTAGTTGCTCTGCCCAAACAAAAAGCCGATCCGAAAGTTCGGCTGCTGTCAGGTTGTCAATTTCGTGCGGTGTCTTGGAGATTTCTATTGCGCCACCATCGACCCCGCTGACCTCTTGCCGAACCGGAGCGTATGCCCCCGTAAGTTTTGCAACTTTGTCTAAAATCTCAATTTGAATTTTGAGATACTGAATTTCCATGGCTGACCCCCTTGCCTTTGACGCCCCAACAGCCGCCTGCTGTCCGATCATCCTTGCCTTTTGGATCAACTCTGCCCTGGTAAGGGTTTGATCTGGCTGATCCTCAGACCACTTTTTTCTTATGTTTCTGATGTGCTCCCTAACGGTATGAACGGAAAGGTCGGTTGCCTTTGCTATCTGGGCGGTAGGCACGCCGTTTAGGAGCAGTTGCGTAATCTGCTCCCGTAAGGCGTCTATTTGCGCTTGTGGTTTTCTGCCCGGCTTTCCCATGCAAAGATGATACACTATAGGCACCGTAAAAGCACACACTGTTGATTTTTTAAACAGAAATGCGAGAATCACCACATGCCAGCCAACATTTACGACATTATCTGCGAACAAGGCTCTACTTTTGTGCGCGTGGTTACCTACAAAGACGCAAGCGGCAACACGGTGGATTTGAGCGCGTATACGGCGAGAATGAAAGTTAGGTCCTCAAGGGGGGCGGACGGGGCCGTTTTGAGCCTCACCGAGTCCCAAGGGATTGACCTTCAGGCGAACGGGGAAATCGAGATCACCATACCGGCTGCGGCCACCACAAAGGTTGCGGCTGGAAACTATCGGTACGATCTTGAAATCGTGGCTCCGTCCGGCCTGGTCGTTCGTGTCATTGAGGGGGCTTTTAAGGTCTCAGGGGAGGTCACCAGGTGAGCGAAGACTTTAATGTCATTATCACAGAAGACTCAAATTTTACGGTTACAACCTCGACTTCGACAAACGTAGTTTCTGGAAGCACATACACCCATAGCCAGGCATCCCCGTCAAGCACCTGGACAATAAACCACAACCTTGGCCGCAGGCCGAGCGTCACCGTCGTAGACAGCTCTGGAAACGTCCAGATTGGGGAAGTCTTGTATAACTCTGATAATCAGATTACAGTCAGTTTTGCAGCAGCCTTTGGCGGCTACGCCTACCTAAACTGAGGAGAAAAACAACGTGAAAATCCTGACGAGTCTAACGCTTAGCAGCTTCCTTGACCTACAGAAGAATGAGCTCCGAAACGGCGTTATCCAGGTCCTTGCGACGCCGCCGTCGTCTCCTGTTACTGGTCAGATTTACTACAACTCGGATATCAACGACGGCGCTGTAGGCTTGATGGTCTACAACGGCTCCGCATGGGAGTCCGTTGGTTCTGTTGACGGGATTGCTGGTACGGCTCCGATTCAGGTTAGTGTCTCTAATGGCGTAGCCACAATCAGCATTGACGCGGCAGATGGTGACAGCGCGGGCTCAATGTCTGCAGCGCACTACACGCTGGTCAACAACGCAACTGACAGCAACACCGCCAGCACGCTGGTCAAGCGAGATTCGGACGGAGACTTCTCGGCGCGAGATATCGACGCCCGCATGGTCACACTCACGGGAACGACAACCAACTCAACTGATGCTGCAACCAAGGCCTACGTAGATTCTGTTGCGCAGGGTCTTGATGTAAAGCAGTCTGTTCATGTTGCGACAACTGCAAACCTTGCGTCACTCAGCGGTCTTCTCACGATTGATGGCCACACGCTGCAAGCTGGCGAGCGAGTCCTCGTCAAGAATCAGACAACTGGAGCTGACAACGGCATTTACGTTGCCGCAAGCGGATCCTGGTCTCGAGCGGATGACTTTGATGGAACGCCAGCTGTAAGCGCTGGTGCGTTCACGTTCGTTGAATACGGAACAACGCAGGCTGCGACCGGTTGGGTTCTCAGCACGACTGGCACAATTACCATCGGAACCACTGCGCTTACATTCACGCAGTTCTCTGGTTCTGGCGCATACTCTGCAGGTGATGCGCTTTCGCTCACTGGTAACGAGTTTGATGTCAAGTATGACAACAGCACCGTTGGAATCAACGGCTCAAACCAGCTGGAAGTCAAAGACAACGGAATAACGTCAGCCAAGATGGCTGATGGCTCTGTTGAGCTAAACACCGCAACGGTCACCGGAACGCTTGCCGTATCAAATGGCGGTACTGGTGCATCGTCGGCCTCTGACAACTATGTGTTTGCCGGACCGGCATCTGGTGGGCCGTCTGCTCCGTCATTCCGCGCACTCGTTGCGAGTGACATTCCAAATCACAGCACCGATAAGCTGACCAGCGGCACGCTTGGTGTTGCCCGCGGTGGTACTGGTGCCGCAACGTTCACGGCAGGCATCCTCAAGGCCGACGGAACAAACGCATTCACCACGTCAAGCACCATCAGCCTCACAAGCGAGGTTAGCGGAACGCTTGCCGTCGGCAATGGTGGTACTGGGGCAACAACCCTTACCTCAAACGGCGTTCTTTTGGGGAGTGGCACAAGCGCAATTGCCGCGACATCTGCTGGCTCCGCAAACCAGGTTCTCAGGATTCCTGGGGCTGGTGGGGCCCCTGCATTTGGCGCACTTGACCTTTCACAGTCCGCTGCTGTCACAAACGAGCTGGCTATCGTCAACGGCGGTACCGGCGCAACTACGGCCGCTGCTGCCAGGAGCAACCTCGGTGCTACGACGAAGTACACAGCAACGATCGGAAACGGGTCGTCGACCACGATCACTGTTACGCACAACCTTAATACACGCGACGTGGTAGTATCCGTGCATGAAGCATCTGGTTCTTATGAAAGAGTGTACCCAGACATTCAGCACACGACCGTTGATACTGTTGACATCATCTTCGCTTCGGCGCCGTCGAGCAACCAGTACAGGGTCGTTGTCGTCGGGTAAACTCCCGTGAGGAGGTAGCCCGTGCCTAAAATACTAGCGAAGGTAAATCTTCCGCAGTACTCTTCTGCGCCGCCCGGCACTGCCGTGCAGGGCGACATGTACTACAACACGTCTGACGACAAAGTGTACGTGCACGATGGGGTAAATTGGCTTGACATGACTGCCGCTGGCGGCGGAGGAAGTGGAAATACCGTCTACTATCAGACATCTGAGCCATCTGGGGCATCAAGCGGCGATGTTTGGATTGATTCTGACGATGACGTATTATCGGTTGCTGGTTTAACTGACGCAACCAATGTAACATCAAGTTCAGTTGCAGCTAGTGCAACCGCAGTAAAGTCAGCATACGATGTTGCCGCAGCTGCAATCCCTAAAAATATTGTGACGGCATCTGGTGACATGATTTACGCAACTGGTTCTTCGGCGGTCACCAGACTCGCCAAGGGGTCAAATGGTCAAATTCTTGCACTGTCTGCTGGAATTCCTGCATGGATGGATACGGTAGATATTCAGGAATTTACTTCTGTAGGAAGCTCAACATGGACAAAGCCAGCCGGAAAAACGGTCACATGGGTGTGGCTGATAGGCGGTGGGGGCGGCGGAAGTTCTGGTGGAGGAAACGTTTCTGGCGGATCTGGAGCAGAATCAATACAAAGATTTTTCAAAACATCACAACTTGGAGCAACAGAAACGGTGTCTATTGGCGCTGGCGGCGCTGGTGGAACTGATGCCACGAATGCTGGCTCAACAGGCGAAAACAGCACATTTGGATCAAAACTGCGTGCCACTGGCGGCGGCAGGGGGACGGTTTCGTCTACGCAATTTGCAGACAGAACAATTGGCAGGACATTGATAACGCTTACGGCAAACAGCTCAACTGGAACACCAGACGGCTGGGGGGCAAACGCAAACGCAGGTTCGTCCGTCAACGCAGTCAATTCAAGCGGTTGCGCTGGTGGCGGCGCCTCCAGCACCAGCACCACCGGAAGCGGAGGAAACGGCGGAGCTGGTTTTGGTCAGACCTCTGGATATGGACTTGGCGCAACCTATGTTGCCCAAGCAACAGGAGTCGCTGGTGGTGACGCAACGGAAATAGGGTGCGGTGGTGGCGGCGGGGCTGGCGGCACAACAACTGGCGGTGCTGGAGGAAAAGGATATCGTGGTGGTGGAGGCGGCACCGGCGGGCGTGGCGTTACGACTAATGGGACCGGTGGCGTTGGCGGCGACGGATATTGCTTGGTGATCTCATGGTAGTGTTTTTGTATATGAACCAGAAAGATTCGGTGATTTGACATGGGCAAAAGAGTCTATGTACGGTCAAGTGGCGCATGGGTAGACATTACGAATGCTGGCCCGTCGTGGTCCTGGAGCAGCTATTCGCCAACCTTTGGTGGCGGATTCAGCATCGGAAACGGCACTGTTAGCGCAAAAAGCGTGCAAATAGGTAAAACAGTATTTGGCAAGATTGACATCACTGTTGGAAGCACTACCACCATTGGCAGTGGGCTAACGGCAACGCTACCGAGCTCGCCAATTGAAATGGTCAACGGGAATGGTGCTGTAAAAAGGTACACCCGTGCGTATCCAATTCATGTTCACTATAATAGCTATACAAGTCCAGTAACAATCTCTCTATCAGTAGACTCTGATGGACAGACATATAAATATAGCGATATTGCTTATGACATCCCAAGCTACAATGATCTGGTGAATCTTAAAACGTATGAATTTGCAAACTCAATCCCAGACAGCGTGCCGATTAGGGCGGGCAGACCAATTGACTTTCTCACAAATGATATAATAGAAGTATCATTTTGGTACGAGGTAGCATAAAATGGCAACAACATCTAAAGGTTTGAGGTATCCAACAGGCTCAGACGCCGTTGCTATCAGCACGCACCTTCAAAACCTTGCAGAAGACGTTGACGGAATGCTGAACACAACGTCTGCCACGACCAAAGGCGACCTCACCACAAGAAGCGCGACAGACTTTGCCCGACTCCCGGTTGGTGCAAATGGAACATATCTAAAAGCAAACTCTTCAGAATCAACCGGGCTGCAGTGGATAAAAGACTTCACCACAGATTCCTCTATAAACGGGTCAATTGCAAGCTACCAAGGAAACGGATCGGACACGTCGGTGCTGTTTTCTTCAATACCACAAACATACGACAGCCTTGACGTTATTGGAAGATTTTATTTTGTCAGCGGTGCTGGTGGTGCGGGAAGCACGTTGGTAAATATACTTATAAACGGAACACTGGTAAATTTTACAAGCCAACTCAGAAGCGCAGGCGCAATTGTGACCCCGCAGTCTGGGCTAAGGTTTGCACAGGTCAGAAGCAGTGATACATGGAACATTCAAAGCTGTAACACAATACACATTAAAATACAAAACTACACATCATCAGCCGGAAGAAAAGTCATTTTGGCATCAATGTCTTATTGGAACGGAAACAACGATAATGCAAGTTACAATTCTGGGTTTATTGACTCTCAGGCAGCGATAACAAGTATAGAGATACGACACGCCTCGCTATACCCATTCGCATCAGATAGCAGAATTGAAATGTACGGAAGTTTTGAGGGATAAATGCCAAACACACCAAATTACGGTATTCCGTATCCAGCATCAACGGATCAAATAGAGGGGACATTTATACAGCGCGTCGCGGATGCTGCAAATAGCTATGTCAAATCCGTCACACAACTTACAACAAAGGGGGATCTTCCGATCTTCTCTACCGCCTTGACGCGGCTTCCGGTCGGTGGAGATGGAACTTATTTGATGACTGCTGGAACAGCCGACGCAGCCAGGGTATCTTGGTCCGGATCATTCTCTGGTACATACGATAATGCGCTTGAGTTAATTGCAACAAATACTAGCGGAATGTCATTTACCAGCATACCGTCAACATACTCAATGCTTGTTTTGAGGGGCCACGCATCTGGATTTACCGGCGGCGGAACAAATGGAATTAGGATTAGGTTTAACAGCAATGGCGGAACAGTGTATAAGTCATCTCAGGGATTTTACAATCAGTTGAGTCAATTGGTGGATGCTAACAACGCGAGCACCGCGGTTGGGTCCGCAGTCTACTGGTTTGCCGGACAAAACCCATCTATTCCGACCACGATGTCAATGAGCACCGCTGCGCATGCAAGAAGCACTGCCGATGGAATATTTTTTGAAGCATATTTTCCAGAATACGCCGGGACTGGCGGGACTCACAAGATTGGATATGCAATAACATCACGAAGCAACTTTGCGATGACCCCAGACTATCGTGGAAGAACTTCTACCGCAGGAAGCCCTGCCTATGGGATCGGATATCTTCATTTTGCCGAAGACATATTTCCAGCATCACATACTGGGCAAGCAATCTACGGTGGTGTTGCAGGTGTTGATACACTTTTGAACACAACATCTGCCACATGTTATACAACGGTTCCTCTTGTTGCTAAAGCTGGCGGCTCAACCCCACAAGACCTCTGGCAAGGAAGTGATAGCAAATCTGGAGATATCAACGGAACACTTGCAAGACATGGAACAAATGGAACCGTGACAATTAATCTTTCCACAACGCAAAGACCAGGCCTGATGACTGGCGATACATTTGTCATTGCTGGATATAGCGGAACGGCACTTGGCATTAACGGAACATGGACTGCGGCAAGCGTCACAACAAGCGGCACATCTATCGTCACGTACAATAGTGGGGTTGCCGGAACAATTGCCGCAACAAGTTTTAACGATGGCGCTTATCTCTATATGACCAGATCTTTGTGGTATTCTCCCGGAACCGCAACTACCGGAATTGCCCACGGCACCGCCGGATCAACAGCAGCATTTTTTGTTGGTGGAGACCTGGCAAGTGTATTGTCGCTGAGCTCTGTAAGGTATGCAGAAGGCAATACGGCAATCTCAAGCATAACCACAACAGGTGTTACTTTTGCAAGCGGCATATTTAAGTTGTACGGGGTGAAGTAAGATGGCAACAACGACAAACGGAATACGGTATCCGCTGTCATCTGATGCAGTAAACATTGCAACAGATACGCAAAACCTTGCCACAGATATTGACACAAAAATAGCTGCTCAGACATTTGGTGTAACCAGTGCTGGTCAAATTATTGGTTCAACTGGGTCAACATCGGTAGCCATACCAATTGAGAACCGTCCGGGATTCTTGCTCGAGGCCGACAGCACTAAGACGGCTGGCGTAGGATGGGCGGCAGATCACTACCCAAATATGTTTTACCTAGGTTCTTCTGTTTCAACATCTGGCGGAACGGTACAGCCAATATTAAGCTTTACTTCAATCCCGCAGATATTTCAAGCGGTGAAGTTTATCCTGTATTGCCAGGTTGGAAGTACAAGCGAATCCGTATATATTACGTCCATCAACGGTCTTACGTGGGGAACTGCAAACAACGGATTGTTTTCATTCCAGCGATTGGGAAATACTGCATCATCAACAGCTCTTGCAACCGCGGCTACTGTAGACGACAACAACCCGCTTTTGTTTACCGCAAGCAGCGAGACAAACCAAGTCGCGTGGGCAGAGTTAACAATTTTTGACTATGCAAACCAAGCAAAGGCAGAAAAACCATTCACACTGAAGTCGTGCGCAATGACAGGGAGCCCAAGTTTTAACACAATGTTTTATTCAACGGGAACCATAGGCGTAAATAGCACCACTGCATCGGCGGAGATTACATCAATCTCGTTTCAATGGGGATCATCGAATACAATTAGACGCTGGGCGGCATACGCCTACGGGCTAAAATAGAAAGGAGGTTAATATGAGCGAAGAGTATGTTGTTGTTGAGGTAAACTGCGCAACTGGAGAGCAGGTAACCCGTCCAATGACTGAGCAGGAAATTGCGGACTCCTTGGCGCTTGCTGCACAAGACGAAGCAAATCGTATTGCTGCCGAGGCTGCGGCTGCCGAAGCTGCAGCGCTTAAGGCTTCTGCGATTTCAAAGCTTAAGGCAGTCGGTTTGACGGATGAAGAGATTTCTGCCATCCTAAAGTAGAAATTTCGTAAGGAGGATAAGTTGAGAATTTCATGGTATTCAAATGCGCCGTGGGTCCCTGGTGGATACGGCGTTCAGACCGACCTTATCACTCAACGCCTTCTTCGTGATGGCCACCCTGTTGCAATTGCCTCAAACTATGGTCTTGGCGGGGATAGCATTGACTACAATGGCATAAAAGTCATGCCGCACGGGGTTGGTCCGGCAAGTGAGGATTTGGCTCCGCTCCAAATGGCTTGGTGGATGACCAGAAAGCCAGAAGGAAAAGGCATTGGTATCATGCTATACGACGTATGGCCGCTACAAAATGTTGCGTGGTCAGAAATACCTATTGCAGCGTGGACCCCTATTGATCACGCCAATGTGACGCCCGGCGTCGCTAGATTTTTCTCTATGGAAGGTAAGCCAAAGTGGCCAATTGCCATGTCTAAGTTTGGAAAAGAAAAGATGCTTGAGGCTGGGATGCCAGAGTCAATGGTGATGTACTCGCCGCACGCGGTTGACACCAAGACATACAAGCCAACACAATCTGAGTTTAGGAAAAATCTTGGCATTCCAAAAGATGCGCATTTGACAACGATTGTAGCGGCCAACAAAGGGCTTGCCCCAATTCGGAAGTGCTTCCCAGAGATGATCTCCGCCTGGTCGCAATTTGCAGAAAATCACGACGACGCATATTTGTATATACATACTGAAATCTATGGCCTCACAGAGGGTGTAAATATTCCAAGGTACCTGCAGATGGTTGGGGCACCAGACGAGAGGGTGGTATTTGTTGATCAGTTTTCCTACCGTCAGGGCATGCCGCAGTCCTATATGGCAGAGGCGTATTCTGAGACAGATGTGTTCCTTTCAACGTCTCGAGGGGAGGGCTTTGGGGTTCCAACCATTGAGGCGCAGGCATGCGGGGCCCCAGTCATTGTGACTGATTTCACCGCCCAAACAGAACTTGTTGGACCAGGGTGGATGGTGAGCGCCCGAAAGGAATGGGACGAATTTCAGCAGGGATGGTGGGGCGTTCCGGATGTAGATGAGATTACGCAGGCGCTAGAAGAATCGTACAAACTAAAGTCTTCTTCTGGCGACTCCAAAGATAAGCGCAGCAAAGCCGTAAGGTTTGCGTCGGAATACGATGTGGAGCATGTCTACAAGACATATTGGGGTCCCATCATTTCTCGGCTTGAGGAAGAAATTGAGGGAATTCAGTTTGACTTCAAATTCAAGTAACTACTCTGAATTCAAGGACTGGCTTAGCCCAAAGCTTAGTTGGGGTCCAAGGTGGAAGGCTTTTTCATACATTGGGAAAAGACTTTTATCTCTTGACCGACCTGTGCACATAGTAGAAACAGGATGCGTGAGAAGACCTGGCGCATGGATAGATGATGGTCAGTCAACAATTATTTGGGACTGGATCATAGGGAGGGTCGGCGGGACCGCCCGCTCTTTTGACATATCAAAAGACTCGGTATCAGCGTGCAGGGCAATGGTTAAAAACGTAGAGGTTATTGAGTCTGACTCCATAACCGGACTAAGGGGACTATCAAATCTCAAGGACATAGATCTCCTTTTTCTTGATAGTTACGATGCCACCGGAGACTATAGGGCGCCACTTCATCATTTGTCTGAATTAGCTTGCGTCTATGAGAATCTTCGCTCTGGATGCATGATTGCCGTTGATGACTGCGAACGTTATTTTGGAAAAGACAGATATGTGAATGCATTCTTTTTGGATAACGGAGTTGCCCCGGTTCTGAAGTCGTATGTCAATATCTGGGTGAAACCATAGTACAGTCAACAGCAGAATAATAACGCAGAGCAAAAAAGTATTGCGCAAGTAGATTACACCACATATAGTTGTGCTGAAATCATTTAGCACACAAGGATGGTGTATGACTGCAAACAACATCCAGCAAATCATCGATCGGCTCGATAAGATCGAAGAAGAGATTTCTGCCATGCGCGTTGAGATGGCGGAAACACGCGGTGCGTACAGGCTTGCCAAGTTTATTGTCGGCCTGCTTGGCGTCACCGGAATTGGATCCCTGATCGCCTGGTTCTCCGTACAGGGGAAGTAATGCGCAAAGATATCCAAGTTCTTCTTATCACCTGGTTTTTGATCGTTCTGACACTTTCTGTTTATGCAATAACGCCAAGTGCTGCGCTTGGCGTTGAGGGCGACCCCGTGCCAACAGAAGAGCCGTCGCCTACGCCAGAACCAACCCCAGAACCGACTCCGTACGTTGTCACAGAAACACAGGATTACTGGATCACGCTCAACGAGCCAGGAACTCTTGAAATCTGGACTGATCTGTGCGAAGGCACCACCAGCGGATGGTGCGGCAACATCGTTGACTCAATGTTGTGGCTGTATGACAACCAGGGAAACCTGATTGCCGCCAACGACGACGCATACACGGAGCACACCGGCGGATACTCCCTGGCTTCTTACATCATCATCAACGACCTTCCGGTTTCCGAATATCGACTTCGAGCGGGCCGATGCTGCGGCGACCCAGAGGCGCAGTTTTACAACAACGGTTTTTATCTGCTGTGGACAAACGTCGAAGCCACGCTTGACCCAAACCCGCCAGCCCCAGAGTGGACCCCAACCCCACCGCCGCCCAGCCCGACCCCAGAGCCGACCGTTGAGCCAACCCCGACCCCAGAGCCGACCCCAGAGCCGACGCCAGAACCAACGCCTACCCCAGAGCCCACTCCAGAGCCTTCAATTGAGCCAACCCCTTCTCCTACACCAGAGCCGCCAACGCCGAGCCCTAGCGTGGCTCCTACGCCCACGCCAGAGCCTTCTGTAGAGCCATCCCCAGAGCCAACCCCAAGTCCAGAGCCGACTGAAGAGCCGACTCCAAGCCCAGAGGTGACAAATGAACCAACACCAGACCCGACTTCCTCACCCGAGCCGACGCCCGAAGGAACCGTGGCGCCAAGTGTTTCGCCGGATATCACCCCTTCTCCTGATCCCAGTAGCGTTCCTTCTCCTGAGCCAGAACAGCCCGTTGTGTCGGCTGCCGTAGAGGCGGTTGCAGAGGCTGTTGGAGCTGCGGTTGAAGCAGTGTTTGATGTTGCGTCAGACATTGTCGGAGCCCCAGGAGAGGCACTTGCGGCCGTCGCAAAGCTTGGATCAGATGTCACGGAGGCCGAGAGAGAAGAGGCTCGGCCAACAATTGTTGCTGCGGTGATTATCACCCAAGTGGCGCAGTCAGCCGTAGCGGCTGCGTCCGCTGCGTCAAGAACGCTACGGGGGAGATCAAACAATGCGTAACATTCTAGATATTATTAACAGGGAAACTCTTGGGGCAATTGCAAACGATCTTATTGCCCAATCGTGGACGATTTTTGGCCTTCTTATCGGCTGGATTGTCCTTCCAGACGGAGACACCAGAAACTTCGTTGGCGGTACGCTTCTTGTTCTTACAATTGCGTGGGCTGTCACAATGCCGTTGAGGATCTCCAAGAGCGAATAGCCGATAAACGTTATGCTATACTCCCTGCATGGAAAAAGAAACCAAGCGCGGGAGACCAAGAACCGAGCCGCTGACGCGGTTTCTTCGTCACGTCTCGAAGGCCGAAAACGGATGCTGGAACTGGGTTGGAGCAAAGGACCCGTCAGGATACGGGGCGTTCAAGGACCAGCACGGCAAGAAGATCAATGCTCACAAGTGGCACTACGAAAACGTGCACGGCCCTATTGTGAAAGGGTTGCAAATTGACCACTTGTGTAGAAATCGCGGCTGCGTTAACCTTGAGCATCTCGAGGTCGTTACCCCGAGAATGAACACAAGGAGGGGCGATGCAGGAAAACTACGGGCAACCCATTGCCGACACGGACACGAATACACGTGGGAAAACACCTATTGGAGAAAGAACGGTGATCGAGAGTGCCGCACGTGCAAGTACTACGGCGGACGACTCGACCCGGCAATTAGGGGGCTCAACCAGCGTTAGCCCCGAAAGAAAGGGGATCGCTTGATGGGCGGACTGGTACTAAAGGAAACCGAATTTTGGAGACACCTCTCGAAAGAGGGTCCGCTGCGAGAGTTTCAGATGCTCACCGAAAAAGAGTGCTCCGGGATGACGGTCAAGGGATTTGTGGAGCACTGGTCCGCAAAGCTCGGATACAGCAAATCATCTGTTAGCCAATGGCTTACTGGCGCAAGGTCTATTCCACCCAAGGCAATGGAAAAGGTTGGAATTTCACTCGACTACCAGCAAAGCAATAGAGGCTATTTCAGGGTCTCGATGCCAGAGGCGGAAAAAGAGGCAAGGGCAAGGCAGATGGTCATAAACCGCATGTGCGCTGGTTGCACTCTTGGCGACAGATTTTGCAGGATTACCGATTGTCCGTTAAGACCGTTTAGCCCGAAGCCGCTTCATCCAAAGGCCGTACCGATGGGCTGGGACGACGTTGAAGAATAGGGCGTAGAACGGCCCACCCTTGCGGCGAGAGTCAGATAGCGTACTATCTTCTTTGTGAAGGGAATATATGAGTCGCTGTTCAGCAAGCTTGGCGGGGATGCAACCTTGCAAACCTCGCTCAGCGGGACTGCCAACGACAAGAAGATATACCCGATCACCGCAACAGTCCGGACTGCCTTGCCAGCGATAAAGATCTCTGTCGAGAGCGGAACGTCAGATGCGGCATTTGGGATAAATCGACCGGAAGTGGAAGTGCTGGTGGTTTCTACCGCTGGGGCCCCGCAACTGAGCGAGATCTCAAACCGTGTTGACGCTCTGATCAACACAAAGAACTTCGCGGGATCGGGCATAAAGATTCATCTTGTTAAAAAGATCGCCGAGCAAGATGAGTACGACGAGGCGACATTGGAGTATCGAAGGCGCCTTCGATACAAGTTGATAGTAGTTTGAGGAGTAACTAGCATGCTGACTCTTGGATCGGGTACCCTTTCGGTCGCCCCGTGGGTCGCTGGTGCGGACCCAGCCGCGCTTTCGACGACCTACACGACCATTTACACCATCGGCGAAGTCGGTGGTGACGTTGAGCTCAACATCGAGTTCCAGGAAGCGGAATTCCGCGGCCAGTCGAACTTCGTGATCGCTCGCGGATACTACGGTGGCAACGTCACCGCAGCCGCCCGCTCGGTCGAGCTCAACTTCGAGAACCTTGCCCGCTTCTTCACCGTTGCCAAGAGCACGGTGAGCAACACGGCAGGAAACCTGACGGCGACGCACAACGTCTTCACGGCGGAGTACGACGACAAGCCGTCCGCGATGTATGTGAAGTTTGTCCACAGCCGCACGGATGATCCTGACAAGAAGGTGGTCGTTCACCTCTTCAAGGCATTCTCAACGGCTCTGAACTTCCCGTTCATGCGAGAAGACATTTCGACGATGGACATTGACTTCAATGCCATTGTTGACACGACCCTCACGGCTGGCGACCAGATCGTCCGCGTGGAGATCGAGAGCTAATCTAAGCTCAGGGCATAAGCCCAACAGAACCCCCGAGACTTGTTCTCGGGGGTTTTCTGTTTTATAAATTATCTAGCGCTGGTTGCGCTATGATATCCACGCGGCGACTTGCCGTGATTGGAAGTATAGGAGATAGGGAGATATGGCAAACCTGGTAGAAATCAGCCCGAAGAAGGCACTAAACCTCAATGACCTGGCGGATCTTGAGGACAAATACGGGGCGATTGACAAGATTGACTTCAATAAGTTCAACGTCCTTAGATATGTGCTTTGGCTTGCAATCAAGAGAAATGAACCGGAAATCACCGAAAGAGAAGTTGGTGATCGCTTCGACATCAGAACGATGCAGGAGACGGTAACCAAGGTTCTTAGAGACAGCGGACTCCTGCCGGAAGAGCCTGAGGAGGGCGAGCAGGTGGGAAAAGCAGCAAATCCGGCGTAAGCTGGTCAGACATCGATTGGGGGGTCATTATGGGGTCGTACGCAGATGCGTTTGGATACACACCAGACGATTTTATGCGTATGACCCTTCCCCAAATTGCATCTTTTGGCAGGTACATGGAAAGCCGCGACAAGAAGATGAAAGCGTCTTCCGCCGTATCTAAAACCGGCAGTGGCAAAAAGATGCTTGACGCGCCGGATAAGCAGTCTTCCATTGAGGCACTTGTTATGCAATTTGGCTCACCGGAAGCAAAGCAACAGCTGGTTAATGAAAGAATCGAGGCGCTGAGGAAGCGCGCAGAAAAACAGGCAAGATAAATGGCAAAAGAAAAAGACGATTTTATTCTAGATACAGATGATTCGCTAGATATCATTCAAGGCCTTGTCTGGAATAAGCTTGTTCCCGGAAGCGTAACAAGGGCTGGTTCGGTTGATTTTCAATTTGCCGAGGGATTTGATACCGAGCCAGACTGGCCGAGAATAACTAAATTTCTTAAATCAGTTGGTGTTCCTCTAGATAGCTATGGTGTGCCAAAAGATATTCCAAACACGCCATCCGGGCGAAAGAAAGTATTAGAAGTTCTTACAAAAATAAGATCAAAAGACCCAAAGCTTTTTGAAAGCATTAAGAATGCAGGGGTTACATCAGCTTTTCGAGTTTCCGCAGAGGCATCTCGAGTTCAAGGAGCAAGAACAAGAGCAAAAGTATCTGTTGCAGATAGAGCCAAGGCAAGGCTTCAAAGAAGATTTGTTTCTGCGGCCGCGAGAGCAATGCGTCAGGGACCATTTGCAAAGCTTGACAGGGAATTTTGGCAGTCAAAAGAGTCTCAAAAAGTTTACGAACTTGATGGTAAAAAGGTTCCGGCTGCGGTTCGCATTAGGGGTTTCGGCGGTCCACTAGACGCAATAGTGGAGGGAATTCTTTCTGAGTATTCGGAAGGAAGAGGGGTCACCGAGCTTGGAAAAGCCTTTAGCGTTCTTGGATTTGGTTCTGGAGGAAAAAGAACTGGGCTTGCGGCCCAGATAGGAAACATATTTGAAAAAGACCCAGAGCTAGCTATTTCAGTATTGATGGCTTCAATTGTTTACCCTGGAACAAAAGGTTCTTTGAAGATAAATCCAAAAACAGGCCAGATAACCTTTAGCGGAAACGTAGCGGATAGAAATGTAATAAAAAGCACGGCATCAGATTTTCAAAAAATAGCAGAAATTCTTGCTACTGGAAAACTTGCCGGAGAAAAAGTTTCCTTGACCGGCTCATCATCAGACAAGATAGTCCAGGCGTTTCTTGCATATGCGTCAAAAAACCCTGGCGCAATGCAAGATCAGGAAACAAGACTCAAGCTTGCACTAAAAGCGGTAAAAGACGGAAAGTATCAATCTGGTGATGTTTCTAAAGCCCCTCCGCCAACAGGAAACAAGGGGTACTTTGTCGATACTACAAAAGACGGACCGGAGCTTTACCGTTGGGATGCAAAAGCGAAATCATGGGTTTTTGTAAATGCATCAGCTATACAAATAAAAAGAGTTATTAGCGGCGATCAAATACTTGTTGATCCAAAAGCCGCAGAGCAACTTAAAAGGTATTTCCGGGCTGCAGAGATGGCGATCTCTGGATCGTCACAGGCAAGGGATGTTGTCAAAATCCTTAAGGAGCTTCATCGCTCAAGAGAAACAATAGAAACCCAAGCAGAAATAAAACTAGGCCAAGAAAAAATGGCCGAAGCAAGGCGAGGCGAAAGAAGGGCGGTAAGGTCGGCCAAGATTGAAAAGACAAAAGAACTAGAATCACAACTAAAAAATTTGCTGGAGGCTATGCATGATGAAATATCGCAAACAAAATATGGCTCAAGAATCCCTAAGGGCGGACTAACAAAAGCCTTTATCGTTAGCACAATTAGTGCAATAACGGAAGAAAGAAAAAAGCTTGCAATCAGACTTGGGAAAGATTTGCAGGGCACAACCCGCAAGGGAAGAAAAGATGACGAGAGGGCGTATGTCGCCGCTCTTGACAGCGAATATGCGCTTGTTGAAATGTATCAACATTTGCGTGGAATGCCGCCGTCCATTAGGAGGCTTGTCCCTGGACTTGTAGACAAGAAGGGCGGAAAGGGACTTGCCGCCAGGCTGCCAAAGCTTGGCATGGGAAAAGCAAAGATTATTTTGCGCCCCAGTGAAATTTTTAGGGGAAAGAGTCCGCAAGAGAGGCAAGAAGAGTACAGGCAAAAAGTAAAAGACACTGTAAAAGCTCTTGATCCAGAAATCTCTTCGTCTAGAAAAATACTTCAAGAGCTTGCGACATCGTATGGGGCAAGAAAGACAACAGGATATGCCGGAGCGCTATCTGAAACTGAAGCTGCAATTCTAAAGTTTGCGCAAATACAAGCAGAAGTTAGGGATAAATCGGATCTTCCCCTCCAGGGCAGACATATGCCGATATTCAGGAGCTCGGTGTTTTCCGACGACACCACAATGTCAAACATTCGAGCCGGTATTGCTAATCACATAGCGTCAAAAAACGCAGAAATTGCAAATTTGCATCTTTCAGGAAAGCTTTTTGACAGTCTTGGAAGAATTACCCCGGAGGGAAGACTTGCCGTTGAAGAACTTCTTGGAATAACTCAAAGATATAAGGAGGTAATGAAGGTTATCGGCGGTGGAAAAGTGCCGTATAAAGATGCAAGCGGCAAGCTACTTTACACGTCAATTGACCTAAAGTACCTGGGCAAGATGGAACGTTTTGAGGGCGTTGCCAATCGGGTGTTTAGCGCTAAGGGAATCATAACGTACGATCAGCTAAGGGAGATGGGCCTTAGCCCATCTTCTACAAACGGAACAATGCAAAGCGTGATGAGGGCCCAGGGAAAAACGAATCAGCAAATTCAAGAAGATCTTATTCAAGCAGAAGCTGCGGCAAAAATGAATCCAGAAAAGATATTGAAGCGCTTGTTTGCCGTTAGCGGAGAGGACGCCGTCGGTCGCGCTGCCAGGATGGAGCTTTTTGGGTTCCTAAGGCAGCAACTCGGCTCAAGAATTGACAGGGAAGCTGTAGACCCAAGAAGAATCGACTCTCTTCTTGCAAGTCTTGGCATTGGAAAAGGAGGAAGTCTTGACTTCAGGTCTATTGGGCTTAAGGGAGAAGGAACCCTTCAAGACATTTTCAAAAACATATTCCCCAACGAAAGCTACTCAAAAAAGCTCATTCAGTCCTGGTTTGACGACCTGACAAAAGAAGGTGTTCGCCAGCTTAAGGCAACGCCAGAAAGCGCAACCTCAAAGCTGGTAGAAAGACCGCTCACAAAAGAGCAGGTCGCAGAAGAAATGGGAAGGCTGAGGGATCAGGCAAAGCTTGCAAGGCAAGAGGCAAAAGCCGCTTCGGCAAAAGAAAAGTCATCCAGGGCGACAAGGGCATCCGGGAAGCTCAGTACTGCCGCCGGTGTAAACGAGCAAGGAGTTCCCGTCGACGAAAAGGGAAGGCCGTTTGTTGTTGGCGCAAAGGGGGACAGGTTTGCCGCCCCGGGCCAGGGCAAGCCGCCGACGGGAATTAGCGGCCTAGAAAAATACCTTGTCAAGCAGGGACTGATCTCTTCTGCAGATCAGCTTGTCATGCAACCAAAAGTCCGCGGGAAAAAGCAGGGAATTGATGTAGAGGCAACTGCAGCTGCGGCAAAACTTGGCGACGCAGGAAAAGCCATGCTTTCAATGGTAAATGCTGTTCGCGCAAGTGGGATGCGATTTGACCCATCAACCGGAGTTCCGCTTGCTCAGACTGGCGCCTTCGATTTGTATAAGGCAATTCACGGAGGGAAGCAGGCCGGAGGGCCAAGCCTAACGCCGAAGCAAAAAGAGGCGATTAAGTCAGCAATAGACGATGTCATGAAGAGCGAGACCATCAGGTCTGGCAAGAGCGGAATGACGGCTGCCGAATGGCTTGCATCCCAAATGAGAAGGGCAAAGCCGCCAAGCGAAAAAGTCTTAAGAAAAGGATTCTTAAAGAAATTCGGAAGCGAAGAAACTCTTCGTGAGATTGGGAAAAGAGCCGGAATTGATCTTTCTCCAGAAAACATGTCGAGCCTTAGGGGCCAGTTTGAGGCCGCCAAGGCGGCCGCAGCCCAGAGGAAGGCCTTCCGGGCAAACGTACGAAGTCAAATAAAAGCAAGAGCAGATTGGCAAGCAAATGCTGCGGCAAGATACGCAACCGGGAAAATACCACTCGAAAGAAGAATTGATTTTGGTGATCAAAGCCCGCTTCCAAACCGAGCCGCTGGAATTCTTCCGACAAGAGCACCAAGAAAGATTGTCACTCCAGCATTTGCATCGAAAGGTGCGGCAAAAACCGTTACAGAGGCTGCCGTTGGGGCCGTTGAGTCGGTTGCTGGCCATGCCGTTGGTGGGAGAATACCGAATATCGACCTTGGCCCGGTTGGGACCATGTTGGATCAAATTGGAAAAATCAGATCTCCAAACATTGGGAATCTTCAAAAGATTGTTATTGCGCTCCAGAAAGTACAAGAAATACTTGATACCGCATCAGGCATCAAGGGCGGCATTGCCGGAAAAATGCAGGGTGGCGCAGGCAGATCTATCGGGGCAAGGCTTTATAACGCTGCAACAAAGACTGGCCGACCATTCAGATTTGTCGACTCAGAGCAAGCTCAGTATCAAAAGGCTGCAGCAGATTACGACGCGGCAAGGAAAAAGGCCCTTTCTGCCAGTGTAGATCAGATAAAGTCTGGGGCAATTCTTGGGAAAATTCTTCCAGGTATTGTTCGGGGAGGACAAAGAACCACAATTGGCTCAGAGCTGGACAGGATTCAATCAGAGATTTTCAAAGGGCTTGAATCAAGGGCAATCTCACGAGCCCAGAGGGCGGTACGGGCTGGAAGGCCAGCGACTGGATATGCGTCTGATGCAGAGGGGAATCTCTCTCTCGGTCCACAAATGGCTTTGCAGATGCAGGGAAGAGCCAGGGCCGCCGCAATCACAAGAATGGCACAGATGTTCCCAAGACAGCTTGCATCAATACAAACCGAAATTTTGCGAGAGGCAAGGTCGGCGTTCAGGGCCACAACTGCTCCAATCAGGTCTGCGGCAGCGCAGCGAGCCGTTACATTTGACAGGGGCGGATCTCAGAGGCCCCCGGGATACGCGGTCAGAACTGGTGGGTTTGGCGGCGGTGGCGGAGGAGGGGTTGGCGGCCCGCTTCGCGGTGCCGGTGGTTTTGGTATGGGTGGATTTGGCGGCATGGTCATACCGGGACCGCAAATCGGAACTGATGGTGTTACCAAGTTTGCAAACGACACAATGGGGATACTTGGCAATCTTAAGCAGCAAATTCAGTTCGGTTTCTCTCAAGAGATAACAAGAGAAATTTCCCAGGCGCTTGGCGCAGTTCTTGCGCACTTCAAAGACGGAATCATAAAGTTCAATGCAACACTTGAAACTTCAACAGTTGCGTTCCAGACCCTCTTTGAAAATGAAATGAAAAAGCAGGGCGAAACTGTTGATGTCGGCAAGGCAACTCAGGAAGCAACGTACATGGTTGAATCTATTCAAAGATTCGCCAACATCACTCCGTTTAGGTTCCCTGAACTTGTCGAAGCCGCAAGAAAAATGCGCGCGTTTGGATTTGAGACAAAAGAAATTCTTCCAAACTTGCAATCAATAGGAGACGCCGTCGCGGCCCTCGGTGGCGAAGACGACAAGATCAGAAGAATCACATACGCGCTTGGTCAGATGCGATCAGCCGGTCGAGTATACCAAAACGACATGATGCAGCTTGCAAATGCCGGTATTGCTGGATACGAAATCCTTTCCAGGGCACTTTTGCAAGACTTTGTTAAAACTGGAGACATTACTCTTGAATACAACGGGAAAACAATAGATAAGGCGTATGTTCAAACTGTTGAGGGGCAGGCTGCGCTGGTCACGGCAACGACAAAAGTAACAGACAAGGCAACAAGAAATCAGGTAAGGCTTGCAAAATCAAGTAGCTCAGAGATTGCGGCGATATTCACAAGGATATCAGAAGACCCGATTGAGGCCATTCGAGACCTGACTTCTGGCGGAAAAATCGGAAGGGGCGCGGCTGACGCAATTATTGACGGCCTTTCGCAGAACTATGGCGGAGGAATGAAGAAGCTCTCAAAGACATTTGAGGGCGGTCTCTCGACGCTTGCAGACGTAAGCCAATACTTTGTTGCCAGGGTGACAAGGCCAATATTCGAGGCAACTAGAGATGCGGTTATTGACCTTGGTCTTTTCTTTCAATCAACATACGCACAAAGACTTGTTACTCAGTTTGCCGATGGATTTGCAAAGTTAATTCCACCGGCAACCAAAACACTCAATGACCTTACCTCGATTGCCACAAACTCAGCCAATGGAGTTTTCAATGCCTTCAATGGTCTTTTCAGCTCGCTGAACGACGGCGGAGAGGGAATGAGCGCCATCGAAAGGTTTGGCGACGGCATTGCAATACTTGCCGACATAATGAGAACAGATCTAGCCCAGTCAATTGTTGGCGTAATCATTGCCGTAAAAGCTCTCTCAATGGCTGCCGGGCTAAACCCAATGCTTCTAATGATTTCTGGAATAGTTGTTGGAATTTCAGCAATCAACACAATGCTTGGAGAGTCAAAAACAAATGAAATGACAAGCATGTTTGGCAGCATGATTATGGCGGTCAACACGATGAAGTCGACGATTGGACCGCTTCTTCAAAGAATTGCCACTATTGCCTCTGGGGCGTTTGGTGCAACATTCCTCACATTCCTAAAAGTTGCCACCCCGCTGCTAGAAAAGATGCTTCACGTTGTAGAGCTAATTATGAGGGCATTTACCTCAATGCCAGGATTGAGCGAATCCCTTGGACTTGCAACTTCTTACGTTCTCCTAAAAAAGATGGTTGTACCAATAAACCAAATGATTCTTGGAACACAGTCTGCAATAGATCCAAGGTCTGGTCAGGTTGTTCCTGGAAAACTTGGGATCATGGGCGGCCTGGATAATGCGCTAAGAAATCTTTACAACAGTATCTATATGCGCGGAGGAGCTGTCGCCAGGCTTGCTGGAATTGGTCCAAGCAGCGCAGAGGCAGGGATGCTCTCTGCAAGAAGATTTGCGGCAATGGAGGCAAGGGGTGCGCTGCCGTCCGGCGGAGCCGCAAGGGCATCTGGCGCATTCAGGTCTGTTTTGGCCCAGGCCATTCAAAACAGGGGGCTTGCTGGGGCAAGAGACGTTCTTGGATATACAGCAAGGAGCGCCCGTGGCGGAACAACGGTTGGAAGGTCGGTTGCCTTAAGGGCTGGCCTTAATGCCGGAAATTTCTCTGCAACGGCCGATGAAATACTCCAGAGAAGGGTAATGAGCCTGAGAGAGGCGATTATGGCCCTTGTAGGCGGCCCAATGGGCAGAATTGGAGACTATTACAAGAGGTTCAGGTTTGGCGGGCTGTCGAGCATAGTTCCTCAGACACGTCAGCTTCTTCTCGGCCCTGGGAATCTTCAGCTTGGAGCCGGGGCAATCAATGCCCAAAAACTCCTTCCGGGACCCAAGATAGCCGGACTGCTCCCAGCCGCAGCAGAAAGCCTTGGTCTTAGACTTCCAGATCAAAGTCCGATCAGGGGCATAGCAAAGTTGACCATGATTGAAAGGATGATTATGGCTGCGGAAAGGTATGCCGAAGCCATGGTCAGGCTGCACAAGCCACTTATTTATCTTGCAGAAAATATTGAAAATATACCGTCGGCAATTAAGAGAATGAGTGCATCAGTTGCTGACATGGGGTCAAGACTTAAGGCATCAGGTTTAAGAATCGTAGACAAGGCCATCGACGTATACATCAAGGCGATGTACAAATTGTTTACGTGGCCATGGGTTGTTCAGGATACAATCCCAAAGATAAAAAATCTTATTTCCGGCAAATTTACTTCTGGTTTTACTGCGGCTTTTAACAAAGTTATAACATTATCTATCGGAGCATTTGACTCAGCATACAGAGGAATTCTCTCGGCAAGAAGCGCAACGATGTCTAAAGTATTCCCAGGTGTTGGCAACTGGGGCGAGCAGGGGGCGATGGCGCCAATTGGGCAAAGAATAAGGCAGGCCGTTGCAAGGCCATTTACTAGCGCTCTTGACTTTGCCGCAAATAGATTTACTGTCAGGTCCCCAATACAGACAAGCGCGCTTGGCCCGGTAAGCACATTTGGCAGATTCCAGACTGCTGTGTCGGCGTTTGCAAGCTCTGTAAAAACATTTGCGCAGGCAGCAAAGGCAGGCGCCGTTACAGCTGGCTCTTCGTTGCTCGGAAAAATTACAAGCCTTGGGCTTCCGGCCCTTGCTCTTGCCGCGCTTACAAAGGGCAAGTCCGCAGGGCTTACTGGAATTAAGGGACTTGGGACATTGGCAATCACTGGAGGAAAGACAGCACTTAACTTTGGCGCTGGGGCGTTGAAGAAGATAGGAACAAGCGGTCTTGTTGCAAGCGGACTCACCCTTGCAAGCGCGGCCGGGAGAATATCGTCTGGAGAGGACACCGGAAGGGTGGCGGTTGAAAGCGGGTTTGACCTTCTTGGAACACTTGGCGGTGCCGCCATCGGCGCTGGAATCGCAGGAATGATAGGGCTTACCGGCGGTGTCGGCGCACTTCTTCTTCCGATCCTTGGCTCAGTGCTTGCGTCAAATGTTACAGCTGGCATCGGAACAAGTGTTGCAGACTCACTTGGAATGCCAGACGTTGCGGCCCAGCAGGCAGAGGGCGGAATCGTAGACAGTCCAGAGGTCCAAAGGGCCATAGCTCTCAGGGACGCATTTGCCGACACGAAGCTTACCGTTGAGGAGATTAACGGCCTTCTTCAAAACTATGACATAAGAATTGACGAAATTGTTGGCGCCATGAAGGGCACTGGAAACACACTGCCAAGCACATCTGAAATGCTCCAATCAGTATCCGCAAGACTTCCAATAGGAAAGAAAGAATTTGCAGACACGCTTAAGGTCTTGAATCTTATTACCGACGAAATGACAAGGCAAAATCAGGCGGTTGCAAAGGGTGCTGGGGACTGGACTGCATACTCAAATGCTGGCAAGGCGGCTATGGCAGAACTCGCTATAAGGCTTGCGCAGGCGCCAAAGTTTACAAGCCTAGAGCAGCTGCAAGAGTTTGTTTCTGTGCTTGCAAAAGAATTTGGAATCAAGCTTGACAACCTTCCGTACAACCTATACAACGCCGGTGCTGCTGCGGAGGCGGCTCAGAAAAAGGTTAGCAAGCTTCAAGCTGCAGTAGACAAGCTTAGGTCAACAATACAAAAGCTTTCTGGAAGGCTATCAAACAGAATCATGATGCTTTTTGACGAAAGACTTCAAAAAGACCTTGAAAAAGCGAGGGACACGCTTGACTCGACGTTCGAAGTTGTGTACGACGGAGTTACGACAAACGTAAAAGCTTTGCGAGATGAAATTGAAGCACAAGAGAAAAAGAACAGGCTTCTTGAAATTGAAAAGAGGATCAGAGAGGCAACAAGGAACGTTGAGCTGGCAAGGCTTGCTCAGTACGACGCAAGCGTCGACCCGCTAGAGGCGGCGGCAAGAATGCGTGAAGCAGAAGAGGCAAAGACCGCGGCCGTGAGGGAGGCGGCCCTAGAAAGGAAGAAGATTGCCCTCGACGAGGCGTTGACATCGACTCCGTACAAAAACGCCGTCACAGACCTTGAGCAAAAATTTGAATCTGTCAGACTTAAGTTCCAAGAGGGAATGGAAGACATACTTGCTCAGCTTGAGGCCGGAAAAATTACTGGCGATGAGGCAATTGCAAAGATACAAGCGCTCTACAGCGAGTCGTTTGCCATTGTTGGAGACCTGGACGCAAATCTTGTTCAAGACGCGGCAGAATTTGGTGATAATTTTGTTGGAACATGGGACCCAATCATTGATAAGCTAAAGAAGGTTGTCGATAAATTCATAGCCCAGATAAAGAGACTGAAGCGTGCAATAAAGTCACTCAACGACCCGAGAGACACGGGCGACGTGGAAACAGATACAACCGGTTTCTCCAATAATTCACCAGACTCTCTTGGCGGAAGGCCATACGACAACTGGCAGGGGCACGGGATGACCATAACAAACCAGGTTGCCCAGGAAACCGCCTCAATGACGGAGAGCACGCAGAAGCTTGCGCTTCATGCAGTAAGGCTGAGATTCATGGGGCTCTGGAAAGCCCTTCAAGACAAGGCGGCGGCCGGACCAATACAAAAGGGCATATCCTTTGCAATGACGTTTGGTCGCATTATGTCAAACGCATTGGGCAGGTTTGCGTTTGGTGCGCCGATGAGGCAAATATACGTTGATTCTACAAAAACAGGAGCAAACGCGCAGTCAATTGAGCAAAGATTTGCCGCTGGACTTTTGAGCCTGAAGTCTTTGACCAAAATTCTTGGCAAAGATGATCCTATAGCAAATTTTGCAAGCGGCGGTACAATCATGGGCCCAGGGATGTTTACTGTCGGGGAAGCCGGAAGGGAAACGTTGCAAGTGGTTCCTGGCGGCGTCGCCAGGGTGTTCCCGAGGAGAATACGCCCCATACACGGCATAGGCGCTGCTGGCGGTTCTGGCGGTTCGGTCAACGCAAGTGTTATAATCAACAATCCAACGGTCAGAAACGATCAGGACATAAGGAAGCTTGCCGAAGAAGTCTCGAGGGCGCAGCGATCACTTCTCAGGTCATCTGGCGTCGGAAGGATATAAATGGCAACGGTAAAGATATTTGCTCGGCTTAAGTACGAGGGGCAGACCCAGGCTTTCTATGACATCAGCCCGCGCGTCGACTACGAAAACCTGAGCTGGGAAAGCAATAGCGAGGGAACAAGCGCAACAGCCACGATAAAGCTGTGGACAATATTGCCAGCATACCAAGGGACGGTATACGACTACTCTGGGGCGACGTTTGCAGACAAGCTTAATGCGGCAATACTTGACGAGTCTTTTGTCATTGAAATCCCAAACAAGACAGAAGTCATCATATTTGATACCTCAACATCTCCAGACACCGTCTTGTTTTCTGGCGTGGTCACCAGGGTTTCAACATCAAGAGAAGGTGGAACGGTAACTCAGAATATTGAATGCGCCGACAACACTGCGATGCTTGAAGAGCACATTGTTGCCGACTATTACGCGCCAAGAGACTCGAGAGACATTGATATCATCACCGGCAGCACAGAGACGACATACACCCTCGCTGGCGCCCTTCCTGCTGTTGTTGGCCAGGTTGACGGTCTCTCGGCGACATCGCAGTCTACTGGCGGCTCTCTTACGGACGGAACATATGAGATCAGGGCGCAAGCGCTGTCAACAACAATCCCAGGAAGAGACGGTCAGGCGCCACAAATTGGTCCAGTTACAAAGCCGTATACAATTACGCTTTCGGCCGGGACCTCAACTCAAAGCATCAAGGTAAAGTGGAAAACCGCAGGAAACGCAAATAGGCACAGGATTTATATAGTAAAAACTGCCGGAAGTGGGTCTTCAAGCGAAAGTTATCTGGCAAGAGAGTCGAGGGCGCTTCTTTCTTCGATCAAGATAACATCGGCATCAAGATCTTCAAACATAGTAACAATTCAAACAGAGTCTTCTCACGGCCTTTCGGTTGGAGACCCGATTGTTGTTAGCATTCCTCAGACTCCAGGATTTTCCGTTGCGATTGAAGATTATGTGGTTATCAACAGCGTTCCAGCGCAAAACAGGATCACATACAAAAACAACGGTGAAGACGGTGCCGCCTCAATAACAAACGCAATTCTATCGTCTGGCGGCGCAGCATATATATCCTCGTACTCGACCACGCAATCACCAGAGGATATCTACTACGGATCACCCCGTGGATACGCGGACGGCGAAATGTACAAACTGACCTCGCCAGCCTCAACTCCAGCCAGCACGCAAACTCTTTCCGGAAACTGGTTTGACAGCGGCTACTACAGGCTTGGCGTTGGAAAAGACAACATCAGAAGTTGGCTATATCCGGTTTCCGTGTTTGGCGGTCTTTTTGAAAAAACCTGGCTTTCCCAGATAGGGCTAGACGTTACGTCAGCAGTTGAGGCAGTAGACACGCAGTATCGATTTAGCCCGTATCTTCCAGAGAGCGATACTGCAAATGCCGAGCAGTACGGAGGAAGAACTGTTAGGAACGTTCTTGACTACATATCAGAAAAAACAGGTGCAGAATACTGGGTAGACAGGGGGCAGCTAGACGGGTCTGGTAACTACTCTTGCAAACTGCACTATCGAGCAAAGACTCCGAAAGAGCTTGTGTTCAACGGGATGTACGATGGAAACATCGACGGGTGGACAACCGCCTCTGGGTTTTCGTTGCAATCGTCAACAAGCGGCCCATACGGCCACGGATACACGGTTCTATCAAGCACGTCCAACACGTCAATAGAGACATCAACAGACAAAAGAGTCCCTACATCTGTTGGGAAAAAGTATTTTGTTTCCGTCAGGGGGCATGTATCAGATCATCAAAATAGATGGGGCGCATATGTTGATTGGTACAACTCTGCCGGGGCAGAGATAAGTTCAACTCATATAGGAAACCTCACTGGAGAATCGGTTCATTCTTGGGAAAGAATCTGGAAGATTGTTGAAGTTCCTGCCAATGCTGTTTCATTTGGCCTGAGGGGGACATGCACGACCCAGCAACACGGATCTGCATCGTTTACCGACTGGAGTGCAATAGAAATTACTGGCCAAATGGCATATGGCGACTTTGAGGACTCTGTTTCATACGCTGTCCCAGTTTACGAGATGGAAGTTCCAAGCAGCCCGGTAGAGTCTGGCGCATCGGTAAACAGGCTTCATCTGTACGCCGTTTTCAGGACAAAAGACGAAAACGGAAACAAGGTCGCGCTGACAGACGGCAGCGGAAATCCAGTACAGTATGTCGACTACGACTTTGTTCCAGGAATATGGGCAACAAACGGGAAGATAGTTGAGGCGGCAATCACCGACGAAAGGGTAGAAACCCTTGAGGATGCAGAACTTGCCGCAGAAGGTTTCTGGAAAGAAAACGGCTTGCCGATCGAATCGTATACCTTTGAGATGCGCCCATCAAGCGCATCTGGCTCAACCTACCCTGTACCTGAAGTTGGCCAGGTAATACCTTTCCTGTGGACGCTTGTTGGCGTTGCCAAGCCGCTTATTGTCAAGTCGGTGCAGGCGAGAATGATGGGAATGGATGTCGTCTATACGATCACGGTCGGCGGCGACATCCGCCTTCAGAGAAGCGCGTTTATACGCCTGAGCGAAAAGATAAAAGAGCTTGACGATGTAAATCCAGTTCCGCCAGTTCCGGACACACCAACGGATGTGACCGTTTCCGCAAACGAAAAAATGATATCTCTTTCCTGGAGATTTGATCAAGATGTTGAAATAAACAAAAACCTTTCTTCGTTTGAGCTTCAAAGGCAAGACGCAATATTCAAGGAAATAGCTACCGTTTCTCGCTCGGGATCAACTGTTACGGTTGAAACAGAGACTCCACACGGAATGGTTGCAAATGACACAGTTAGAATAGAGATAGACTCAGAAGACGAAAGCATTTTATCCTTAAACGGCCAGTGGGTAGTTTCACAAACGTACACAAACAGCTTTGAATACGTTTGCCTGGAAAGCGGAACAATAGACAGCGTAGACGTAGACGGATATGCCTACTACAACTTCAACGACTTTAGAACAATTCAAAACACAAATGCAACGTATGCAAACGACACTGGCTTGATAACGGCTCTTCAGTATCGATATAGGGTAAGGGCCATATCAACAGATGGAACATTCAGTAAATACTCAGATCCGACAAATCCAACAACCCCCAACGCAACGCAAATTGACATTGGAGACGGATCTATAACAATTGATAAACTTGAATCAAGCCTCAGACCGCTTCAAATCATATCTGGAAGCGATTTGCCAGACATAGCAAACAGTGCTGCGCTAAGGGCAAGATATCCAGAGGGAATGATCGTGTATCACCTTGGCGGAACGCCGCCTGGCCTGCGGAAGGTTGCCGTTGGGGGAACGACCTGGGAAAACGCAATCAACACCTCAGACGTTGTTGTTGGCTCTATCACAACGGGACTTATTTCTGCTGCGGGAATAGACGCATCGGTACTCAAGGCTGGGAAAATTACCATAGACAACAGGTGGGGTGAAACGCTTGGAACAAGAACCCTTTATTACAAGTACAGATCCGGAAGCAACGCGACTGTTTGGACGCTAAGAGAACATGGTGTTACAGAGACAGGGCTTACCATCAACATCGCTGGAGCCGGGACTGGATTTGACGGGGCGAGAACGATATCTGAACTAAGCGTTCCAACCTCAAGAAAGGCAAAAAACGGTACCACAGGAGCAATATCGCTTAACCAGGAACACGCAATATCTCCTGGTCAGCTTGTGACGATAACTGGAATAGATACGTCGATGAATCTGACCGACGTTCCGGCTGAGCACACCGACGAAGACGTTACCCACAAAACCAAGTGGGGATCAGCCGTGTCGGTAAGAACGCTCAACTGGCACGCCTTTGACTCTGGAAACTCGGTAACAATAACGGGTGCAGACACAGACGCCAACACGACAGCCACGTCCATAGGAAGCATATTGAACGCCACTGCGCTCAAGGCGCAGGGAGTACCGACTGCCCTCGGCACAGACCTTGTCCCGACGCAAGGACAAGACACGTACGCAACTCTTGTTTCTACGACTCCCCATTCGGTTGTCTCTGGAGACTCCGTTGAAATCCTTGCAACAGGAACTGCCGGAATAAATGGCACCAGGACAGCGCATGACTTTGGATCTGCGGTCGAAGACTATTCCCGAGTATCAAACGTTGCCACGATAAGAACTTCAAGGTATCACGGAATATCGGCAAACGAGACGATAGTGGTTTCTGGCCTTGGGTCTCCGTATGACGGGGTTTTTACCGCAACAAGGACAGACTCTCCAATCATAAGGACGCAAGCTTTCAATATTTCTTCTGTTCCTCCGTCAATAAGCGTGGTTTCCGGTTTGACAACTCAGGCAACTGGTACGACATCTGTGCAGGTTACGCCTCCAGCGGCAGCAGATCTCAAGGTTGGAGACCTCATTGTTTGCGCGGTTGCATCTGACGAAAGCACTGGAACACAGCACGCAACGACAAGCGTTGGGTGGGTAAAGGTTGGATCAAATACAGGTGGATCAGATCCTTCTGTTTCTCTGTTTTCTTACACTGTTCAATCGGGCGTAACGGTTCCAACCCTTGTAGTCACCGGGACAAGCACCGCAACAGTCGCAAGAACCCAGGTCTTTAGGTCTAGCGGTTCCGGAAGAACGATTGCTCTTTCTACGTATGTCAACACTGGCAATACTGTTGATCCCGGTCTTGTAACTGTTCCTGGATCAACGCAGAACGCAGTCATCCTCACCGGGCTTGCAATTGACGACGTAAACGTCACCTCGGTAACGCCACCTGCAGGATACTCACTTCTTGGTTTTTCCAAACATGGAACAAACACTTCCGGAACAAACGCAACAATTGCACTTGCAACAAAAACCCTGACAACAGCAACATCAGACGATCCAGGTGTATGGGCATATACCCCATCAGATACAGTCGCCACGTTTGCAATCGCTGTATACGACTCTACTCCGCCGGTAAGATACGGTATATTTTCTACATCTACCCCCGTTGCATTTAAAAACGGAGACTACGTTTCTATTTCTGGTGCCGCCAGTGACTACAACGGAGGGAAAAAGGTTGTTGGAACCGGAGCAAGCATAATATCATATCAAGTCACGAGCAACGTGGTTACAATAACAACGGCAATGGCGCATGGTATATTGAGCGGCGACACGGTGAAAATCACCGGCCTGCCCGTCCCGTACAGCGGATCGTTTATTGCAACCGTTCCTTCTGGAAACAATCCAAGCACATTCACATACTCGCTAAACACGCCAAACGTTGCATTGACAGCGGCGTCTGGGATTGCCGACACTGGGAAAAACTTCTATGTGTATCTTGCTGCCGGTTCAAACATAAACATTGCCACAACGACTGCGGCGTACGCGACAAACTACTGTTCTGTAACCTATACACTTCCAATATCTGCTGGAACTGGTGGTTCGCCCGTGGCACTAGTTCCAGTGTCTGATACGCAGGTTTTGTCTGGGGCAAAAGTTGACAACGGAAAGACTCTGGTTGTATCAGGACTGACAGCCGCATTTGTCACGCCAGGATCTGCCAGCGGTGGCTCGTTCAACAACTACAGGACAATAAACTACACGCACGCGACATCTGCGGCAACGCCCGTCTCACTCACCTCGATATCTCCGTATGCATCGGCAACAACTGGAAGAACTATAAGGCTGTTTAATCTATCCGCTGGCGACATCACCCCGCAGTCCGACACGAACGGTACGGTGTCAAACGGCAGAGTCATCAGGTTTACAAGCAACTCAAGCGGCTCTGTTCCTTTGACGCAAATCACAGGAACGGTAGAAATCAAGGTTGACGACCTTGCAATATCTTCCCCTAATTTCACTGTGGACTTTGACGGAAGGGTAACCGCGAGTGACATTACAATAACCGGTGGCGGAATAAATTTTGGAAGCGGTGATTTTCAGGTTTCAAATTCAGGTGCAGTCACGGCGGCAAATATTGACGTTACAGGTGGCTCTATTACTGGCGGATCAATCAACATCAACGATGCATTCACCGTAGACACTGCTGGGGCGGTTTCCGCATCTGACATTACGATTACAGGCGGTTCCTTGTCAATAGGAGGCAACTTTGACGTAAGCAACGGAGGTACGCTAACAGCCGTTGATGCGGTTATGCAAAACGTCAACTTGAACCCAAGTGGGGCGCCAGCACTGTATGTTTCCGCCTCTGGTGCAGAGGGTGACTTTGCTGTTCCGAGCGGAGAGTCGGTAACATTTGGCGAGTGGAACGGGTCATCGCTGACAAAAAACATGGTCTTGAATGAAACCGGCGGCCTGCTGATTAGGGGCACATTGAGCACAAGCAACTCGTTTTCTGACGCAGACTATAAGAAAAACATATCTTTGTATCAAATCGACCCTTCGGCAATAGACAAGATAAACATATACTCATTTGAGTGGGATCTGGAAAAGGTAAGGTCAGAAGGGTACTTTACCCCCTCAAAGGAGGGAGTATCCATAGGCGTAATCGCGCAAGAGATTGCGTCCGTTCTTCCTTCTGCCATGACGCCAAAAACAAAAGATACGATTGCCGGAATAGACATCTATCAGATTGCATATGCGCTGATATCCTCGCTAAAGGACGCAAGGGCAAGACTTTCTTTGGCCGAATCAAAGATCGCAGAACTGGAAAACAGGAAATAGCCCCCACCCGCTGGTAAAATGACAGTGCCTCAAATGAGGTTCTAGTTAGGGGGTTTTCATGAAGTTCAAGGTAAAGTCTCAGCTTGATCATGAGGAAAAGGGCGGAATTCTAGACGACTGTGGTCCGTCCAGCACGGCTGCCGCAGTTTCGTGGGTGTTCCAATACGCCCCTGGCAAGGACTACTCTGCTGCCGATGGTATTGCCGCCAAAGAGAAGGCAACCGGGCATAAGGACAAGCAGGGCGTGTCCGACAACGGCTCTTCACTTGGCGACCTTATGAAAACCGCCAAAGTGCTCGGCGCAAACGCCAGATGGGCAAAGGACTGGACTGATGTTGTGAACAGCTGCAAGAAGGGCGCCGCCCTGATTGTGTGGGTCCAGCAGCCGATTGGCTACCCGAAAGAGGTTGAGGTTAGCGCCTGGCACGCCGGTTGGGCCAAGTATTGGGCAAAGAAAGACAAGACTCACATTACCAGTGGCTATGGTCATATGACCGCGGCTGCTTGGGACCCCGTAGAGGGCTGGATGTGGGCCTGCCCAACAAGGTCTGGCAAGGGCAAGGAGCAGTTTGCGGTCAATGTGACCGAGGCTCAGCTCAAGGCAATTGCCGACTCAAAGCGCGTGTCGGGCGAGCACAACGCTCCGCCATTCAAGCACGTCATTATTATCGAGAAGAAGTGATAGGAGATATTAAATGATTAAGAGCGCACTAATTTGGATTAAGGACAACACCGGTATTGACGAAATGCTTCTGGAAGCAGCTCGCGCATTCATTGCAACGTCAATCGCGGTTGCCTTGGGTCTCGGCATTCCCCTTCTCGACATCAGTGGCGGGGACTTCAGGACGGTCATTTCAGCCGGTCTGGCCGCGTGCCTGCAGGTTATTGTCCGCGCCCTGAACCCAGAGGATGGCAAGTTCGGGGTTGGGAAGGCCAAGGCTGTAGCCGCCGAAAAGGCCTCTACTGCCCATATCGCCGGTTCAGCCATTGATACCGACGGTGACGGCATTGCTGACGAGCTGGCTGGGAGCCTGGCAAACGAAGCCTACGACCCAGACGAAGTTGAAGACAAGAAGTAATCTGGTATACTTGCCTTGCTACCGCTTGGTAGTAATAAAGTGAAAGGGCACTGAAATGTCTGGTAAGAAAGCTCCAAAGAAGCCGGTTAGCAAGAAGGCTGCTGGAAAGAAGAAGTCGGCCCCAAAAGCTACGAAAAAGGCGGAAAAGAAGAAGAGTGCGGCTGCTAAGAGCGGCGGAATCTTGAGCAGAATCTTCGGTAGGTAGCAGGGGGTCCCGCGCCCCCACCACAAGAGGCCCTGGCGTCGCCCCGCCAGGGCCTCTTATATATCCACCACATTTTTGTATCTATGTGGACAAGTATACGCATACGTGATAGTATCCATCTGCAGGAATCTTCCTGCCGAAAAGACAAGGAGAAAGCATGTCCGTAGATCAGATCTTGGACGAAATGAGGAGGAGCCCCAAGAAGAAGGGGCCCCAATGCAGCGTAGGGCTAATCTTCGAGTCGCTCGGCGGCGATGAAAAGGAGGCTCTTACACGTGCGTTTGGAGATTCAACAATAGAGCTTGTTGCCATATCTAGGTGGCTGCTCAAAAACGGCCATGACGCTAGGCCCCATACGCTTGGCCGTCATCGCAGGAAAGAATGTAGGTGTGAATAATGTCTAGTCCGATAGACGAGATAAAAGCAATACAAACAGAACTGCAGGCTGAAAGAAGGCCAAAGAGACAGCACCCAGAGGGCTGGGAGCCAGGGGTTACGTGGAACGGAAACGAAGGCACTGTCACAACCACTGGTATGCCAGCAGAAAATGCGCCAGACTGGAGCACCGTACTCAAGGTCTGGGGTCTTGACCCAGAAAAGTTTGAAGTTGTTGAGCCAGTTCTTTTCAATGTTTGGGGAGACACGCTTGGCGTTCTCAATAGGCAGTGGAAGGGAAAGGTTGTAAGAAAGACGGCAGAGTCAGGCGCAGAAGTAAAAGAAATCATAGACGAGATAAAAAAGCACAAGTTCTCAAGGCCGTCTGTAGAAGATGGCGGCTCTGCGCTCGTGGTTACGATATCCGACCTCCAGCTCGGAAAGGGTGAAGGCGGCGGTAGCAAGAAGATTGTCGAGAGATTCCTTGCTGGCATCAACGAGGTCGAGTCCAGGTGGAAAGATCTTAGAAAGTCTGGTACGCCGCTCTCCAAGCTGGTGGTTGTTGGTCTCGGTGACATCATTGAGAACTGCGATGGCCACTACGACATGCAGGCCTTCCAGGCCGACCTTGACAGGAGAGAGCAGGTAACGGTTGCAAGAAGGCTTATCACAAAGGCGATTACCCAGTGGTCGCGATTTGCCCCTGAAATTCTTGTTGCCTGCGTTCCTGGAAATCATGGTGAAAACAGGAAAGGCGGCAAGGCGTTTACCTCTTTTGGTGACAACGACGACGTTGCCGTATTTGAGCAGGTTGCCGAGATACTTGATGCAAACCAAGAGGCGTATGGCCACGTCAAGTTCATAATTCCCAAAAATGATCTTACCGTCACGCTTGACGTTTACGGTACGATTGTTGCGCTTGCCCACGGGCATCAGGCAAAACGGGGCGGCGGAAATGCCGTCGGGAAGATTGAGGGATGGTGGGCAAGGCAGGCGCTTGGAATGCAGCCAGTTTCAGACGCGACGCTGCTGCTTACTGGTCACTACCACAACCTTGCAGTTGCAACGCACGGTGCAAGGACCCACATCCAGTCCCCAAGCCTTGATGGTGGGTCCCAGTGGTTCAAGGAGGTGGCTGGCGTTGAAGCCCCAGCGGGAATTCTTACCCTTGTTGTAAGCAAAGACGGATGGGACGACCTAAAGGTCCTGAGATGCAGGACTAGCTAACGCTCGATTCGTTCCGCTCTGATAAGAAGATGGTGTCGGATGGCCTCGAAGTCCAGCGCAATGACGCGGAATTCGAGGCCTTCCGTTTCCATCCTGTCGTCTACCTTTGGCCTCTCTCTTCCGGTGAGGTACGGGGTCCAAAATCGATACAGTTGCTTTGATGCCGGTCCGGTTGGCGTTGCTCGCTCCCTGCTTCCGTCTTCCCTCAGGGATTGATAGTGACAATTCTTGATCCAAATGATCTCTTCTGTTGTGATGGGCGTTCCGTCTGCCGCCTGGCTTGACAGGCCCTTTCTTTTAAGGGTGACCTTTGCCATAGCTCCAGGAATCATCTCAGGGACACCGAGATGTATTGATCAAGGATTGCGGCCGCGGTTGGCGGAACGGATAGGGCAGAGTACCTACCGGCAGCAACCTGCGGCAGGCGCTCCATCGTTGTATCCCCTACCGTCAGCTTGGTCAGCAGGCCCATGCCACTTTGGTACAGCGAGTCTCTTGCCGCAAGGTCTATGGCGATGAGGGCGGTTGCGTCTTTTATTTCGTGTGGAGTTACCTTGAACCCGTGTCTATACGTCAATTTTGCAACCGGCTGGATGAGCCCAAGTGCGACTATTGCCGGGAAAAGAGAATACGTGACGTTGGCAAGGCTGGTGACTTCAACGTAGTTCTGGGATGTGTTTACAAAAAGGTCATTTGTGCTGAAGGTGGCCTTTTGCTGGTTGCTGACAAAAACCTCAAGGGATTCTACTGAGATGATCGGACTATTGTAGGGATATACCCTTCTTGTGTTTTGATCCCAGCTGTGCTGCTCTGTTGACTCCATATACTGGAAGGAGAAACCGCAGTAACTGTCAACCATTGAAGATGCAACGGATATGAGTCTTTCAAGCCTGTTGTCGGTTGACTCGGTCCCGTCAGGCATTGAAAGCGCGCCGATCTCGTAGTCTCTTAGCTCCGACACGGTAATATACCCAAGCTCTTTGCCCTGAAATGCGGAAGACCATGAGCCAGCAGAGCTAGATGACCAGAGCCTGTACACGTACCAGTATCCGACCGGAGATCCAGAGTCTATGTGCTGGTATACGCCAACATACTGGTTCAGGGTCGCAACAGACCCAAGATTTACAAAGCTTCCAGACTGAGAATTGGCGTCATCCTCGCTCGACGCCCTGCCAACCTGTATGTGCGTGTAAGTCGCAGCCGCAGATGTCGGATCCGTGATGTTGATTGTAATTCTTGTCATGCTCACATCCTAAAGCAATGGGGCCCGCAAATCACCTAAAATAGGTCCTGCGAGCCCCATCACAAGCTACTGAAATTGATTACTCAGACTTCCCAAAGACCTTTTCCAGCTCGGCCTTTTGTGCCGCGCTGAGCGCTTCTGGCTTTGCCGCCGGTGCGTCAGATTCAACTGTGCAGCCCTGGGCAACCGCCTGAACGAGATACTTTGCCTTGATGTTGGCAACTCCAAGATGGAATCTTGCCATTGTCCCGTCACCGAAAACAATTGAAGAAAGACCATCGTGGGTGCGAACCTTGACAATCTGGTCGTCGGCAACCGCCGCCTTGGCCGCGTTTACGGCCTTCTTGGCAACTGCCGAGGAATCTACTGCAGGAGCTTCCTTCTTATCGTCAAACATTTTATGCTCCCTCTTGCCTTATGGGCCCCAGGTCTCCCTGGGGCCCATTCAGCAAACTAGATTAGACCGTGACGCGAACCTTCGCCTGGAACTGCGGGGCCTTGTTGGCAAACCCGAACATCACATACATGATGTAGAGGCGCGTAAGGGCACCGTTGACACCAATCGGAATCTCGAGCGTCGTGATCGAGTCAGATCCGAGGTATGGCATCGACCATCCGGATTCGTCCACGATGTAAAGATCGCGGTAGTCCGTGCTGGAGATTGCGTACTGACCAATGGCATCGCCTGGAACGGCAAGAATCGGGAGTGAACCCGCAGCCGTTACAACCGAACCGAAGGTTGCGCCTGCAGCCTGGTCAACCTGCGACGGGGCATTGTAGCGGACGAGGTTTGTAAGCTCGTTTACAAGGCCAGCGTAGTCGGTTGGGGTGCAGACGATGGCCGACGGAGCGCCACCGTTGTCCAGAACACCAGCGACGGCCGTGTTGATCGTCGAGAGGTACGAAGCCGTACCCTTGCCAACGATCTCGTTGCCAGCCGAGGCGGCCGTCCCGAGGAGCTTGCGGAGACCATCAAACGAGTTGGCGTCATAAGCACCAAGCTCGGTGTTGGATCCGGCGCTCGCCGTGACGGTTGCGTTGCCCTGGAACAGGGTCTTCTGAAGCTTGTGCGCAATGGCGGTCACGCCGCTGCCAAGCTCCTGCGAAAGGCCATTGAACGGCGAGCCGCCCTGGCCAAGCGCAAACTGATTCTTGAGCGTGATACCACGGCGGGTCGCAAGAACGGCCACATTGGTCGTCTGGCGGCTGTAGGTCGCGGTATCGTCCGTCACGGTGCCGGTCTCCGTCTGGAAGACTGCGTCGCCGTAGGCGGTCTGCTGGTTGAACGCATGCACGAGGCCGTTTGCAGGCTCCTTGCGGATGCGCTCAAAGAACGGGAACTTCTTTACAAACAGGCTGTAAAGGATTGGCTCGAGGTCCTGGCGGATAAGCGCCGTACCGGCCGAGCTATCAAGGGCCTTTGCAATCTGTGGGTTCGACATCGCAAGCTGATTGAGCACGGCTGAGTCAGCCTGCTTGCCAGCCTGGGTCGAGGCCTGAACATCGAGCATCTCGTTGAGCTCGATCGTCGACAGCTTTGAGAACTTCTTGCGAAGCTCGCGCTGAACGGCGAAGGCCTCGGCGGGATCGAACGATGACTTCTTCTCCGTATCGATTTCTCTGCCAATCGGGGCGTCATTAAGGGAATCAAGTCCCTTAGCAACGTCCTGAAGCTTCTCTCTTACTTCAGACATTTTTTACTCCTCATCGCGCGCTTCAAGAACGCGCTGTACATATGGGCTCAGCCACGGAGCAAGCTCCGGTGACTTCACACGAACTTCCTGCGGACGGTCATAAGACTTTCGGCCAACCCCAAGTGCGCTAATGCGCTCAATAAGGTCCAGCGCCTTCGAAAGATCCTCTTCGACCTTGGCCTTGGCCTCAGCAAGTTCGGTCACCTTTGCCGAAAGGGCAGCGACCTCCTCGTGGGCAGCATTGGCTGCATCGAGAGCGGACTTTGCGATTGACTTAACCTCGTCTATCGACGGGGCCTCGTCAGCCTCGACATTCTCCGCCGCCGCAACGACCTCTTCGGCCGCCCCGGCAACAACTTCCGCCTCGGCCACTTCTGGCTGTGCGGACGATTCATTTTCGCCGTCGGCCGACTTCTCGGCTTCGACAAGCGTGGCGCCAAGCGCCTCAAGGGCCTCGACAGATGGATCCTTCTCGGTCTCCTCTGCCGCGACTTCCTCTTCAACAGTTTCTGCCGCCTCGCCGTCACCCGGCTCAGCAGAAGCCTTGACCTCTTCTTTGTCCTCTGTGACATCCTGGTCAGCTGCTTCTGGCTGCGCGGCGACTGCCGCTGGCTGCTTCTCGTCGCCGTCGGTGCTTACCGTGACGGTGACGCGAGTCTTCTTCTCCAAATCGTTGTCCATATTTTTCTCCTGCTCGTCGCTATTTTCATCGGACTGTTCACCCGACACTCCGTCGGTTTCCTCTTCGGATTCCTCGGCAAGCGAGGAGCGAAGCTGCCATGACCACTTCTGGTGCATGTCCTGACGCTCTGCCAGGAAGTTTGCAATCCCTTGCTGGTTTTGATCGGTGGCAGCCTTGAAGGCAACCATAATCACCTCAATAAGGGACTCGTTTGCAGCATAAAGTGCCGCGGCAAGGCTCTCGGCCTCATAATCCTCGGCAATTTCGCTGGAAACTGTCATTCTGGCAAGATCCTTCAACTCAGCGGGCGCCGGAGAGTTGAGCTTTCTGAGGCTTTCTGCAATCGGATCAAGAGACCCGTGCACATCCTCATAGATTTCACCAAAAAGATCATGATAGGTGGCGAAGTCATCGCCAATAACATTCCAATGGGCGCCGTGAGCCTTAAGATAGAATGCAGTGGCCTCGGCAAGAAGGTTGTAAAGCGCACCGACAAGCGGCGCCTTCTCGGGGGAAGTTTCACCCTCAACCTCAACAGCCTTTACCGAGTCGATTACCTCAACAGCGTCCTTGGCGCTTCTAAGAGTTGACATCTTGTGGCCAACAAGAGTTTCTGTTGGCTTTCCGTCTCTGTAGACGCGGATCAAGACGGCCGGGTCATCTGGTGTTCCGTTTATTGTAAATGAAGAGCCTGGCACATCAAGTTTGCCGTTTGAAACTATCTTTGTGATCTTGCCGGTGGCATCGCCGCCGCTTGACCCCCAGCGAACCATGTCGCCAACACTGTACTTCGCGGCCTTCTCGTCTGACGGCTCGTCAACGAAGACATCGCTGTCAATTTCCGTTGCAGACTTCAGGCTCTTGACGGCATTTTGCAGATAGGATCTCTGATTGGCTGGAATGCCAACAACGCTGGCTTCGAGAAGCCTCACTTTCTCAATCAAGATTGATTCAGGTTTGCCATCTTCTGCGGCCTTTCTCTTTGCCTTCTCAACTCTTGCGCCAATGGACAATCCAAGCTTTACGCCTCTCTTTATTGCGCGATACGCTCGCATTGCCTCTGGGTTTTCATCCTCGCCAACAACGCGGATGTTGAGATCGAGGTCATATACTTCCTGGCCACTTTCTTGGTCGTATCGCTTAACAATATCTGCGCTTGTAGCTGAGCCAAAAAGATCCTCTGGAACATTGTAGTTGTGATTTAGAAACACCGTCATGTTCTGTCTTGCGGTGTCCGCCATGCTCTTAAGGGCATCAAGAGACATCTCGTCTCCATGGAGATCCCTAATGGTTGATGATGTGGTTCCCGAAACGAACTTTTCACCCTCTTCTGACTCGTATGCCTTAAGGGCGTTGGTGTAAATCTTGAAGTCCAAAATCATATCCCCCGGCTACCGTGATTGGTTGCTATTTGGACAGGCCTACCAGGCAGGCTGGTAGACGACTGTGTCAGTAGATAGTCCCGTATAAGCACCACTGAATAATCCCCCTAATAGCTTCAAATTTCAAGGCTATTGATTCCTACGCATAATAATACACCAAATGTTAGACAAGATGCATGGATATGTGTATACTGTCAGCATGTGTGAAAAAACGGCAGTCAAGTGCCGCCTGTGCAAGGAGCTAAACGAGGCCGAAAGCGGCCTCATTGAGGTCGTCCTTGCCATGAGGAAGATACAGAAAACCCTCACCCCGATCATGAAAAGGTATGAGGAGATACATAGGGCCCACCCAAGGTGCGCGCTGTGCACGATCATGGTCGGCTCTGACCACATGGAGATTGACCTGATACCGGAGCCAATGGTCCCCAGGGCAAAGGGCCAAAAGCGGTACGCAGTGTGTGCCGACTGCCACAAGCTTCTCGCAAGGCTCAAGAGAAGCGTGCCCCAGCAGATCAAGTATCAAAGGCATGTTGAAGAAGAATTGGTCAGGGTGGCAGATGAGGATGATAAGGTTTATGATGGTTTTTGGAAAAAGTTCAGGGAAGAAAACCCCCTTGATCCGGAAGATATTGCGAGGCTCGACATATCTCCAGATGCACTGTCGGAAATGATGTCCGAGGACGAAGAGGAAAATGCTTGATATCAGCGAAAGCGTAGAAATGCAATTTGAAGACGGGAGATACGTCGTGCCAAAGTGGTGGTCTAGGCTCCCATCTTTTCGCGGAATAGGAATGGTAGACGGGGTTCGTATGATACCATTCAATTACACAGAGGCTAGACAGATTGTAAACAAAGACCTTGATCAGACAGCAATTACTAGTGCAATTAGATCTTGGCGAACAAGAAAGCCGAAGGAGCAGATTACGTGGTAATGATGCCGTGGGAGCGCATTAAGCGCACCCAAACAGAAACGCAAGCCGCAGCAGATGTTGAGGCCATAAAAGACGCAATTCTTATTCCTAATTATGACGCGCAGCCGTACGCGCGAGGTGCCGGTCAAAGCGCAGTGCAGAAACGATCTGTCAACATGCTGCGAAAGTGGTCGCGAAACAACCCCTGGATTCGTGCCGCCATCAATCTTAGAAGACAGCAGATCAGCAGGGCCAGGTGGGACATTGTCACGGTTGACGGAGAAAATACGCCAAACGCAGTTGCTGTAGAGAAGATTAAAACGCTCTTAAGAGATCCAAATACAAGAATGGATTCGTGGAGATCTTTCATTGAGCCGATTGTCGAAGACATTCTTGTTCTTGATCAGGGATGCATTGAAAAGGAGCTGACGGTCGGGGCGCGAGCCGGAAAGTCTTCGGACCCGATCAAAAACCTTTGGCCAAAAGACGGATCAAGGATTGCTTTTGATCCAAATTGGGACGGCTCAAACATCAAGAAGCCAAGGTACTACGAATACGACGACACCGGCAAGGTCGTTGCCGAATACAAGAACGAAGAGATGGTTGTCATTGTTGCCAACAAGGTAACGTATTCCCCGCTTGGGCTCTCACCGCTGGAAGTCCTTGCGGAGACAATTGAGGCGGATCTTAGGGCCGCGAAATACAACAACAACATTGTCGAGCAGGCAACGCCTCCTGGAATTATCGATTTGGGCGAGGGCGTGAGGCCAGACCAGGTCGACGCATTCAAGTCATATTGGGAAGGCGAAATTGCCGGAAAGAGCCAGACGGCCATTACTGGTGGTGGTAAGGGCGTTAAGTGGATTCCAATGGCCCAGTCAAACCGCGACATGCAGTTCATGGAATGGCAGATCTACCTCGCGAGGAAGATCTGTGCCGTGTTTGGCGTGCAGCCGCAAGACATCGGCTTGAACTTTGACGTTAACAAGAGCACATCCGAGTACGGCGCGGCATTCACTGCCGACAACGGTATCGCACCGCTATGCGAGCTGATCGCGGATTACATTACCCGCGAGATCGTCTGGTTGTACGACAAAAACCTTAGGTTTGTATACACGGATGTCGGCAGGGAGTCGGCACAGGCGGTTGCGGACTACTACAAGGCAGCGCTTGCTGGCCTGCCGTGGCTCAGGCTCAATGACGCGCTCAAGGAGCGCGGACAGGATTCCGTTGGCGATTTGGGCAACGAGATCTGGATGCCAAGCCCGTTGGGCTACATGCCTTTGAGGTATTACGAGCTGTACCTCAAGGGCAAGGTTGGAGACCCGAGCAACCCAGAGCCTGTTGGTGGCGAGCCAGGCCCTGGCGGCAACGAGAGGGGCGGCCCGGGTGCACAAGGAAAAGACCAGCTTGAAGAAAGGCCAAATCCAGATATGAATGCAAGACAGCAATCGGGAAAGAAGTCCGCGATCATTATCGAGTCAGACGACGTGGCAAGCGAAAACTGCCCCTCTGAGGTCATAGATGAAATTGACATGTACATCGAAGCCGGTGTTCACGTCATTGCGATCACGAAGTCAAAGATCGACAACGAAGCGGTCAAGGGCATGATGGAGGATTGCGGAATCAGGGTAGAAGAGGTCATTCCAAACACGTTCCCTTCAGATGCAACGCTGCAGTTCAAGCGATACGAGGCCCAGAAGGCGGCAAGAAACGGATACGAAATCGTAGCCTTCTATGACGAGGACAAAGAGATCGCAAAGGCATATGCCGCCTCCTATCCGAATGCAAAAAATATTGCAAATGTTGAAAAGCAAAACGCAGACGGAATAAACCTGAACGTGCCATCTGGGGTCAAGTCAGAAGCGCGTCGTGGCCTTGATTGGAGAAGAGAGTTTGGCCGCGGAGGAATTGGCCCTGGCCAGCAGACCGCACGAATGCTCATCGGCAACAAGATGACGATTGCCAGAGTTAGAAAGATGCGCTCTTACCTTGCCAGGCACGAGGTTGACAAGCGCGGAGAGGGATGGGCACCAGGCCAAAAGGGATTCCCCTCTGCTGGCAGAATCGCCTGGGCACTCTGGGGCGGAGACCCGGGGAAGGCATGGTCAAACAAGGTAATGAGATCTGTCGAGGCGAAAGAAAGAAATGGCAAGTCGTGAGCTTTATCACCAGCAGCCATGCTTTTGCATTCCCTGCAAGGTGATGAGAAAAAACGGAGAGATTCCAGCCACCAAGTCTATGCTTGAAGAGCGAGACCTTGAGAAGAAGAAGAATGGGCGAAAAAGAAAATAATGGCTCACAAAGATCCGGTTACTCCAGCCATAAGGAAAAGCGTTTTGCTAAGGGACCGCGGGTGCGTTGGTCCGAGGCTTGGGATGCACGACGAATGTGGAAGTCAGTTTGGCCCGGGCGGAAGAATAGACTTGGAGCTAGACCATGTCTTCAATTCGGGGATGGGAAAACGCGGCCCATCGGAGATGTGGAATCTTGTAACACTTTGTGGGTGGCACCACAGGATTAAGACCGAATCGTCCAGGAGATGGCGAGAGGCCCTGTACGAGTATCTGGAGGGTTTTGGGTATGATCGAAGCAAAGAGATTTCCTAGGATTCTCTGCGACAGCAGGGTCTGCATGGCAAGGTCTGCCGGGATCATCGGCAGGGGCCTTGGCCCTATTGTGAAAAAGGGCAACCAGAAATTTCACATTGCCTGCCTGCCGGATAGGCCCTTGACAAAGGGTGATATAATCAAGTAAGGTCATATCCGAAAGGAGGGTATATGGCCGAAGTTGGTATCTGGTGGCGGTCCTGCTACGCTTGTGGCGGGAAGCTCTACGAACTGGTCACAGGTGGCTTGTTTTGCTCCAACGAGCACTGCAAGCGCGGTGGCAGGATGATGAGCTTTGAAGAGACCGTCGACAAGCCGGGGGCAGCAAAGTCCTCTTGCATATTGGAGGAATGCTCTTTCCACGGAAAGGGGAAACAGGAAGATGACGGAACTGGAAATGACGCAACTGGGGAGTTGGAGATTCAAGCTGCAGTTGAGCAGCATTCTTCAGAAGACGGAATCTCTGGACAAGCCTAGAGAGGTTATCGGATTTGAGGCGGCGAACGCCGCCGCGGCAATGGAGCCGATGCTAGAGCCCTCTGACCACGTTGCGTACAACGAGGGCATAAACTATGCTCTCCAGGAGTGGCTGGTCGGAGCGACAGAAAGCAATAGGGCGGAGTGAATTCATGAAGCAGACAGGTCCTAATTTTGCAGAGCAGCGCTTGATCCAAAGGAAAAAGACTGCTCAGGTTTGGAGACTCCTAGAAGAGACTGGAATCAAAAGAAGGTTTCTGGCGCGGCACCTTGGGGTTTCCTATGGTTACCTGAATCAGGTACAGTACGGACAGGCGCCGATAAGCAAGCCAATGCGACAGCGCATTGCAGAGTTTCTCGGCATTGAAGAGAAGAAGCTGTTCGAGGATCTCGATCAGTATATGAGCAAGGAGGGCTGAGATGGCATTCGATAAGAGCGTTCTGAAGGATTACGTTGATGTCGCGGAGAGAATCCGCGCATGGTACGAGGCGTACCCCAATGCGCGCATTGAAACGCGCATTGTCGAGCACACAGAAAAGCGCGTTGTAATCGAGGCGCGTGCATATCGCGGAGTCAAGGGCGATAGCGGCGCAAACGACGAGCTTGGGTTCATGGACGATCGCCCTGCTGGCATCGGTCACAGTGCGATGCAGATTCCAGGCAGCACGCCGTACACTCGCGGATCTGAGATTGAGAACTGCGAGACATCGGCAGTCGGCCGTGCGCTGGTCATGGCCGGGCTTCCGTCAAAGCGCATCGCGTCGGATGACGAGATCAAGGCAAAGGGCGGAGCATCAAAGTCCATTGCCAGGGCCGCAGCGGAGGTGTTTGACGATGTCGTCCTTCCCCCGCACATCGAGAAGTTTGTCGCAGAGTTTGACGCGGCAAAGACCATCGAGCAGTTGAACGCCATCGGCCAGCGCGTAAACAACTCGTCCGCAGACGGTATTGAAATTGACGAGGTCTCAAGGGAGATGCTTGTCAAGAAGTTCAAGAGCCGCCGAGCGGAGATTCTTGGATGATTGAGGAGCGACACCCAGAGCACATCAGTGTAAGCGAGCTGCGAGAGTTTCTCTCCTGCCCGTTGCGCTGGTGGTACAAGTACCGACTTGGCATGTGGACCGACAGGACCACGGCGTACTTTGCCGTGGGCACATCGGTTCACGCCGGGCTTCAGAGATGGTACGACCCGATAACTGGGCACAAGAAAACAGGAGATCTTTCTGCGGTATACAACCATTACAGAAAGGTCTGGGCGCTTGAGTCCGAGAAGGTCGATTGGTCCTCCGAAAAAGAGCGCGACCTTCTCAGCGAAGGATTTGGCGGCGAGGAGATGCTTCGGGCGGCAATACTTGAGGGCGACAACTGGGAGGCAAAGTATGTCGAGCACACGTTGATGTCCGACATCAAGCATTCAAAGCTTGGGAAGCTTCCGATTCTTCTCAAGACAAACCTAGACATGTTGAACAAGGACTTCAACGTTGTCGAGCACAAGACGGCGCAGCGTCGATGGGAAAAGGAACGCGAGCATGGGGACATCCAGGCGACAGCGTATGTGAACGCGGTACGGGAAAATTTCGAGCACAACCCTAGCGTGACGTTCAACATCATCAGCAACTCCGCCAAGGGCGTGAACGTCGACAGGCGAGTCACTACGAGAACGCAGGACGACATCGACAAGATGTACATCGGCGCTCGCGCGTTTCTGGATGCGATAGAGAAGGGCGCAGTGTATCCGAATCCGACAGCGTTTGCCCACGCAACATGCGAATTCAAGTCTTTGTGCAACAAGTGGGAAAGCCACCCACAGCCGATCACCGAGAACAGGAAGGAGCTGTACGGACTTGTTCCGTCGCTGAAGAAAAATCTTTGGCCAGATTGGGAATAAGGAGAGACGATGATTATCCCGATTGACGAGCTGGAAGCTCACCGAGTTTACTGGCGCTGCTACAGCGATCTTCCACGACACAAGAAACTGTGGAGGCTCTCGGACAACAATGCGCGGTGGGCGTGGATCGTTCTTCTGTGCGCTGCATCCGAAACCAACGGAGTGTTCGAGTCTGATCAGCACATCGAAGCGATGATCGGAACGCAGAACGCAAAATTCATCATCCAGTTTCGCAGGGTCGGACTTCTCGACGGTCTTGTTGTCCACGATTGGGACGAGTGGCAGGAGCCAGACGACGGTCTGAAGGCGGCAAGAGAGGCGATGGCGCTTTCGGCGAGAAGCAGGATGGCGCGAGTCACTGGGGAAAAAGAGATTCCATCGAGAAGCATGAAAGAGTGGCTCGAGTACATCGTGTCGAGCAGCAACAAGCAGGGCAGGATGGTCGAGTTCATGGGTCAGATGCATGGAATCGTGCCGCAGAAAAACGACTATTCCAGAATCGCAAAGTTGATGCGCGAATATCCTGGCGGAATCCCCGCGCTGATGGCGGCGGTCTGCGAGGCTGCGCTACGAGATTTGAAGGGAGATCCGATTGCGTACCTGACAGCAATGTCGAAAAACGGAAACAACAAAAGGGTTGCGATTTCGGCAAGTGTCCGAGACGCCCATTTGGAGGAGTAGGCATGGAAGCGACGACAAAGGCTGGGATCTTGTTCATGGCCCTGCTGGCGATCATGTTCCTGGTTGCCGCGTTTACTGGCTGGAAGGATGACCGATGAGCCAGGACGTGGTCTACCTAGACGAGGTGATGAACACCTCGAAGGCCCCGCAGGACCTCCCCAGAGCGCTCCAGAGCGCAGGAATTCCAAAAAGGTACCTAGACAGCACCCTGGAGAATTTCAAGGCTCAGAATGGCTCTAATACGGCCCTCAAGGCTGCCGAGGAGTGGGCACGGGCTCCGCTTGGCGAGAGAGGCCTGCTTTTCGTCGGACCGCCAGGCACGGGAAAGACCCACCTCGCCGTCGGGGCGATCAGAGAGAAGATTGCCGCGGGGACGACAAACATCAGGTTCATCAACGTGCCGATCTTTTTGGATAAGATTCGCCAGTCGATGAAGTATAATGACAGCGAAGTCATCGACCTGTTTGACTTCTGCGTGACGCGCGCATCCGTCGTCGTCTTGGATGACTTGGGGAAGGAGAAGGCAACAGACTGGGCTGCCGAACGGCTCTACGTCCTTGTCGAAAGCCGATACAGTGCCTGCCTCTCGACGATCGCCACGACGAACCGCGGACTCGACGAGCTCGACGCCCTTGGATATGGGGCTCTCGTCTCCCGCCTACAGCAAACCTGTCGCGCTGTCAAAGTGGGAGGGGAAGACCAGCGTATCAGGCTTGGAAGGCTGGACTGACCCGCTCGTTGTTGTGTTGCAGGGAAGGCCACCTTCGTGGAACAGGGCATACCGAGTTGCCGGAAGGATCATCTACATGACGCGAGAAGCAAAGGCGTGGAAAGAGATGGTTGCGCTGGTCACGAGGTCTGCTATAATCAAGAGGCCGGACTTTATTCCGGTGGATAAGAAGCGAATCGTCATCGACATCTGGGCGCATCTCAATCGCCCGATGGACGCGGACAATTTGCTGAAGCTCACGCTCGATGCGGTCGCGACGGGGCTTCAAGTGAACGACCGCTGGTTCATACCACGTGTGTGGGAACTAGAGTTTGGGAACAAGAACGAACACATCGTCCTGGTTCTCAGTCAGGAGTTGTAAATGGCTAAGGAGAGATTGGAAATCACCGGTCGACTCGGCGCAAAGCCAGAGCTGCGATCAACCAAGAACGGCAAGCAGGTCAGCTCGTTCAGCGTCGCCGTCAAGAACAAGCGCGCAGGCGAGGAGACCACGAATTGGTACGACGTATCGGTGTGGGAGAAGCAGGCCGAGTTGGCGGTTCGCCTTCTCGACAAGGGCGACCTTGTGTGCGTTGCTGGAAGCCCGAGCGTCAAGACATTCACGACAAGAAGCGGAGAGAACAAGGCGTCGATCCAGATCACGGCGCAGACGTTCGATCTCCTGGCAAAAGGCAAGGGTTCTGGCGGATCGAAGGCCGAGGCTGAAGAGCCAGACTTCTCCGACATCCCGTTCTAACATGGATATCGGTACGTTCTTCAGTTACGTCGCAGCCGTCGTCGTCGGCTCTACGTTGTCGTTGGCTCTCTGGACCCTCTGGTTCAGAATCGTCAATAGATAACAATGTCGCCTCTCCTTCGGAGACCCGTACCCAAGAGTTTTCATCTGGCTCTTGGGTACGGGAACACGTGATCCTCGCGCGCGGCTCAAGATGAAACAGAATCGCATGGTTATCGCCATCAAAGAAGATACTGTCCAAGTCGTTCCTTTTTCTTTGCTTCGTTACGATGTGAAAGAAGGGAAAATTTTTTGCGGAAAAATTGAGGTAGCGGCTAGTTCTGCTGTGAACCACATACGCCTGCTACCCGACCGCCGCTACAGGCAACTGATTGCCAGCAGGTACGCCCCAGGGTACTACCCAGATCTCTGGACCCGATGGGTGCTCGACGCATGGTACGTCAGCACCCCTATCGACCCGAGGTCGCTGGAAAAGATCAGGAAAAGATGAAACGGTTGGGTGTGTGCGCCACGGTACGTGGTTTGCACATCAGGCTCTACGGGGCTATACTGCCAAACGGCAGGATGCACATCGTCGGGTACAACACCTACGGTGTGCCGCACGGAGTATGGAGGATTCAAGAGATGGACGAACAGACAACCATCGTGAGACCAGCAATAGAGAGGATCGACGACGTGCTGTATGCCGACGGGTGGGACGACTGCCTGATCGGACACGGGACGATCTTCCACGGCAGCGACGGCCCGAAGACCGTGGCGATCTACGACAGGAACAAGATGGTGGAACGGCTTGCGCGTGAGATGATGGACGAGCACGCAGCAAACGGCGCACGGACTGTCGAACTCGAGGACGAAGAGCGGTTCTTCTCCGATGCAGACGAGTACATCTCCTTCAACGTCGAGGGTGCGTATATCCAGCCTGGCATGCCGGTGTTTGCCATCATGCAGAAGGAGTGCGAGTGTGGGTGAGGTAGATTTCGATCCCTGCGCACAGCACGATCCGAAGTTCTCGAAAGATCAGCAGTTCACGTTCCATTGCGATGACTGCTTCGACAACGCACTCAAGGAACACGAGTGCAAGGAATACTACCTTCCAGACACAACCGATTGCGAGTTGTGCTGGCTGGCAGACAAGTAAGGAGTTCACATGGGCGAGTACATTCTTCCATTGGTCACCGGTGCCGCGGTTGGCGCGCTTTTCTCTCTTGTTGGGGCGTATGTCCCAGCGCCGCCGAACATCCCCGGCGTCCTTGGGGTGGTCGGGATCACCCTGGGCTACATGATCGTCGCCCACTTCAAGGGTTGATCCGTGTGCCTGAATTGCGATAGCGGAGGAACGACGATGATTCTGGGACAAGCATGCAACTGTGCGTGTGTCGGGTGCTCTGAGGGCAACTGCTGCGACCACAGTGTCGAAACCCGCGGGAACGTCCCGCTCAGTTTCAGTTCGTACCAGGCGGGTGCGGCAGTCACGGCGCGTGGGAACGTCGAAATCCCCGGACCGAAAGGCCGCGCCGCCATCGCCTGCATGGGGCTGGCTGGCGAGTCTGGAGAACTGATCGACCACCTGAAGAAGTGGGTCGGGCACGGGCACGAACTTGATCGCGCCTACCTCACCATGGAACTCGGCGATATCCTCTGGTACATCTCCGAGATTGCCACGGTCACCGGGATCGACCTTGGGGAGGTTGCCCAGATCAACGAGCGGAAGCTGAGGATGAGATATCCGAAGGGGTTCTCTATCGAACGCAGCATCAATAGGGAGGACGCATGAAGAAGAAGATCAAGCAGGTTTCTGGATCTAAATTCGTCTACACCGGAAAGCCAAGCGAACTGAATCAGCACGGCTCTGGTGTCTACGCGACGGTGATCCTTCTCGTCGCTATCGTCGCAATCGCCGCTGGCATCGCCAGGGCGCTTTCCTGATCGGAGGGCACGATGCCGCAGCCGCTTGCCAACCTTCCGCCGATTTCCTGCTATGTCCGCAAGGAGTACCTGCGCGACCTGCAGGATGGTCACGGCGAGTTCACCCCGTGCTACTGGGTTTCTGTCAAGGCGCTGAGGCACCGCGCACTCTACATCGAAGCATTTCTGCCGGAATACGGCGCGCTGTACGACAAGTTGCCGATCAGCGCATTCACCACGAGCCCTAGAACCCCAAGCCCAGACCTTCCGCTCGGAACACTGCAACTCTGGGATGTCGGAACGAACGCGATCTCTGTCATAGAGAAGTCGTTCCTCAAGGGGATGGGGTGCAAGTTCCGCGACACCAAGGGCTCGTGGCACGACGGCACATACATGTTCACTGTCGACCTTGTCGAGGGCGACCCAAACGAGCTAGACACGGGCTACTCGAGACTTCCGTCGGAACACAAGTCGTACAATTTCATCCGACTGGAGAACGGACAGTTCGCGGCCCAGCCGAACAACCGCATCCTGTGGGACGACGAGGCGCTGGTATTCAAGAACAAGAAGACACCGGACTTCAAGGTCAGCACGGTCGAATACTCGGCAGAGGGTGAGCGCTTCAGTCCGCTCGGCGACCAGGACGCATGGACATACGAGCCAAACCAGATCATCACAAAGGGGGAAAAGTGAAACACCCGCTCGACGAACTATGGAACTCTGTAGACAACGAACTTCCCGACTCATGGATATTTGACGGCATGTCTCGCGGTCTGCTCCTGTGGATTGCGACTGCGGTAAACTATTCCGGTTCGCAGCACCGAATCGTCAGGGGCGCATCACAAAGCCCGATTGAGGCGGTCAGAAAGATGATCGATGCCGCGAAGAAGGAGCATCATGGGTAAGAAAGCAAAGCAGGAAAAGAACAAGGCACAGCAGCGACCGAAGATCTCTGTCTATGCCGGTGGGCCTGTTGCACACGAGATCCACCCGAGAAACGCCATGGGGCTCATGGAGCTCCAGCGCGACTGCTCGAAGATGGAGATTCCGTTCAAGTGGAAGATCATCCACGGCTCGTCGGTTTTGCCAGACGCAAGAAACATCGTCTGCAAGCAGTTCCTGGAAAGCGGATACAGCCACCTGTTCATGGTGGACTCCGACATCGAGTTTTCCGGAAAGGATGTCTTGCGTGCGATTGCAACCGGGAAAGACATCGTCGGATTGCCGTGCGCGAAGCGGACAGCGAATTTCGAACTTGCCGTCGAGGTCATGAGGAAGTACCCAGAGGTGCCAGCGCGCAATCTTCCGGCGTACATCGGCGGTGTGAATTTCCTGCCGATCGACAGCGAGGCCCAGCCGGAACCAGACATGACGCTCAAGGTCGGTCATATCGGTACCGGCGCAATGATCATCTCCAGGTCTGCTCTGGAAAAATTCGTTGCCGCGTATCCGTCGCGCTTCTATCACAACACCATCACCGGAGATACGCTCGGCGAGTTCTTCCGCTTCTGGACAAATCCAGAGACGCAAGAGCAGTGGGGCGAGGACTACGGATTCTGCCAGGACATGCGAGCAGCTGGCGTTGACGTGCACGCACTCATTGACGCGCGAACCGTACACTACGGATCGTTCGGCTATGAGTGCGATTTCTCAAAGCTCGCAGCGCATTATGTGAAGGGAGTGGAACATGAGCGACCCGAATAAGGATCTACAGAAACTTGCCGACGGGATCTCTGAGCAGCTGAACAAGCTGTCTTCCATGCTACCGGAAGGGGAGCGTCTCCACATGCTGGAGTTTCTCAAGGAGGCAAACGTGTGGTCTGCATCTTCGCAGGTGTGGGACCCAGAAGAGGAAAACTACTTAAACTCGCTTGAGTATCTCGACAACATCGAGAAGCCAAAGGGCGATTGGGTGACTGTCGGATACGCGGCTGGAGAAACGATTGCAGAAGCGATTGCAAACCTCGTCAAGAAGAGGACAGAATGAGCGAGTCCTGGCGGGACTACGCGGTTCTCTCCCACGAGGAGGCTGAGGCCAGACTTGCCGCCGACGGCTTCATCCTCGCTGCAATTCATCGCGCGTTCGTGGACGGCGACTGGATGGCGGTCTGCAGGATCGCCTGGGAGCTCATGATGCGGAAGTCTAATCAGCAGGGCTCTACGGGCCGCAAATAGGCATTTCCGGGGCTTCTGGAAGGCTCCCTGAGAGCGATTATCGAACCCCCATTCCACGTATATATAAAAAATCCCCCGACCCCCTTAGCGCAGGTAGGGGTGGGGGGCCAAAGGGCGCACGCGAGGGGTTAGACTCGCCCCTCCGGGGCTATCGGTCGACCCAAGACACGCTGCGCGTTCCCCGTATTGTTCTTGTACGGGGGACTTCCCCGAGAAGTAGATAGGAGGCAATCGTGGACACAATCGGCAAGGCACTTCGGGCAATCTTCACCGTCATCGTGGCGGCGAATCTTCTCGCGTGGCAGCACGGCGTTCTTGGATTCGATGGCGATTCGATCCGTATGATCAACGCTATGGACATCCTCGTCGGTCTGCTCGCAGGCGATTCGGTCTATCGGGTATTCCGCGCAACGCTAGAGCGCGTGGTCTTCCCGATTCTCGATGCGGTGCTTCGCAACCGCAACGACCGCGGCGGATGCGAGTGCGGCAAGCGCCACATCGCCGTCTAGTCAGTCCCCACCCCGCTCACCGCTTCGGCGGTGGGCGGGGTGGTCGATCTCTTCTCCCTCTACATCTCTGTTCGATCCCACATACACATAATATAACTAACTAACTAACTAACGTTCGAGACGGCGCTCCGCGCCTATCGCTATCACCTGAACTATCTCGCGCGTATTCGTATTCTTCTTGCGTGGGGCAACCGCTCCGCAATAGTATGGAGGTCAACGGTATGTGGCACGTTCCCGGTGATGGTTGTAGGCTAGTGGTGGATATGCTCCCTGATGAAATCGTCAGGATACGCTGCAACAACGGCAATGATGTGACCGAGTATCATTGCACTGTTGGCGTGAGTGGTCTGCTGATGATGTTCCTTCGTGAGCATCGTGATGGTGCGGTATCCTATTATGACGGCGTGAAGGCTGTGTCGATTCTCAAGACCGATATGGTCTGGGGCCTCCTGCCAGACTCGCTCAAGAATCGGATCAACCGACGAGCAGCGACACTCACCCGATAGTCGAGCTGAACGCAACACACACCCCGCTCACCGCGAACGCGCGGTGGGCGGGGTGGTTAGGTTCCTCCACCCCTCACATCCGTTCGATGCCGCGACCCCGTAATATAACTAACCGACTAACTAACGTTCGACGGGGCGCTCCGCGCCCATCGGCACCACATAAACTGACGCAACGAGCGTGCGATCATTCTCCTATGGGCGGAATGCGATACGCCCATTCATCGGAGTCCGCATTCGGAGGGCGGATACGTTAATCCGGGGAATAGTAGAGAGGGGGTGAAGGTATGCAGGGGAAGCGCAGGTACCTAGTAAGCGTTTCTCGCGTGATCGAGGGAATAATCCCAGTGATCGCGAAAGATGAAGACGCTGCGAAGGATCTTGCCGTCAGCATCGCTGAGTCTCATCCATCATATATGGATGATCAGTCGAATGACGTGCAGGCAGTATCTTGCGAGGAAGCGCATCCACACAGCGTGGAAGTGTTCCTCAACAGCGTAGACGAGGCTTAATCGAGTGGGGGTGGATGCGACACCCCCACTCCCCTCCCCTCCCCTCCGCCACGGCGGTGGGGAGGGGAGTTAGGTCGTCTCTCTCTATTGAACAAGGTTCGATGCCGCAGGTCCATAAACTAACTAACCGACTAACGTTCGAGACGGCGCTCCGCGCCTATCGGTATGACTTTAACTATCTTTCGCGTAGGGCAGTATGGATTCACGGGGCAACCGCTCCGTAGTAGTAAGGAGGTAGGTAATGGTAGGAGCACTAGCAGGGTGGAACGTGCGACACGGCGTCGTGTCGCTCCACTATGAAATCAATGATGGCGGAGGTTTCCCCGCGTTGCTCACGTATGAGCTCGGGCGGGTAAACGGCGAGCTCGTGCTAAACATTCACAGCGGCGGATACGCCGACGCTGCGAGTATCAACGTCCGCGGCGACGCTGCTATCAAGCGTCTCGAGGATGCTGGCGTTTGGCTCGATTTCCCGACGTTCCTTCGCCGCGGCTAGTCGATAGCTGCTCACGCACCACACCCCGCTCACCGCGAACGCGCGGTGGGCGGGGTGGTCGATCCCTCGCCCCTCTCACTTCGTTCGATCTCGCGTGTCCCTAATATAACTAACCCAATAACTAACTAAGTTCGAGTCGGCGCTCCGCGCCTAACGGGACAACCTAAACAATAAGCACGCAACCGCGATTATGGATGTGCGGTTGGAAGCGCCGCCTATGTGTACCGTAAAGCAGGAGGTCTGTCATGGGAAAGAAAAAGAAGCAACCGGAGATGATGCCGTTCATGGTGACGGTATCGGTCCTTGTAGAGTACCCGCTACCGATCATGGCAAAGAATCTCGAGCAAGCAAAAGAGATTGCTGAGAATCTTGTTGCTAATGGTTGGGCGACGGATTACGCCAACGAGGGAGATGCGACGGTCGACAATGCCGAACCGGCAAACGACACGGAGATCAAGGAATACAAATTCCTAGACTCGGAGATGGACGAGCACAAGGTCTAGCCAGTAGCCAATCGCTTCCACTACCCCCCATCGCGGAAACGCGGTGGGGGGTAGGTCGATCCCTTCTCTCCATACGGATGAGTTCGATCTCGGCAGCCCGTAATATAACTAACTCCCTAACTAACGTTCGATTGGCCGCTCCGCGCCCATCGCAGCAACCTAAACTACCCTGCGAGTCTTCGTATTCTTTTCTTGTCGCCGAGGCAACGCAATAGCAGGCGTGGCGACAGAAAGGTAGGTGCTTATGTCCGACAGGAATCTGGCGGCAGCAAAAAAGCGCCGAGACGAAACTCTCGGTCGCTTGATTGCTGCGCAGTGTGATTTTGTCGCTGCGAAGCACCGCGTTGCACAGCAGCGAGCCCCATACCTGGGGAACTCGCCGCTCTCGCACCGCGATGTGCAGACAGCGAATCGGGTGCTATGGCATCGTGAGGATGAGTTTGAGCGTGCTCAGGCTGATCTGAATCGTGCTATGGCGAACGCCGATTAGCACACTCGGGAGCAACACAGCGAGCGCTCACTGCTAGGGCGCTCGCTCCACCCCCCACTCGCAGCAAGCGGCGAGTGGGGGGTGGGTTAGTGCGTTGATCTCTATCGAACTTTGTTCGATCTCGCAACTCCATAAGATAACTAACTAACCCTAACTAACGTTCTAGACGGCGCTCCGCGCCTATCGCCACCACAATGAATGAACTATCCTATCCCTGATTATGGATAGGCGGTGGACGCACCGCGCAATAGTAGTAGTAGTTATAGGAGGTAGTTATGAGTAAGCACTACAATCCTATCGAGTGGTTGGTTGTATACCGCCACGATGATAGGAAGACGGGGGCGGAGAATGATGCCGCGCTGAACGAGATTACCGATAGGGTATCGGATAGAATCGTCAAGGCGTTGGATTATCGCCGCAAGGCAAACCCTAGGGGATACCTTGACGAGTTCGCTAGTGACGGAATGCGCACAACGCTGAACGATGCGTTGAAGCCAATCGGCTATCGCGTGCGTGAGCGCAACGAAGCCGATCAGTGGATCATCGAAGAGATGCCCGCTGACGGCTGGTCAATCTGAAGCCTACTCCCCCAGTCGCGGACGCGCGGCTGGGGGAGTTAGGTCGTCTCTCTCTATCGAACTTTGTTCGATCTCGGCAGCCCCTAATATAACTAACTGGATAACTAAGTTCGACTCGGCGCTCCGCGCCTTACGCAGTAACCTTACTAAACCTCTCGTACTCCCTACTCTGTATTCATCGGGACGCCGACACGCTATCGTTGATAGCGTGAGTCAAGATAACAGGAGGCAGTATGGATAGTTTGTACAGACTATTCGCTCTTGCGTGGCTTGCGGAGCGAGAAGCGTGGCGCAATGTTCAGCAGTGGGAAACAATCGCTGCTGCGCAGGGCAAGCCAGAGCCACGGTACGCTACGGACGCCGTATACGCTTCACTCGTCGACGAGTGGGACGCGGCGCACACTGAACTCAAGGACGTAGAGAAAGTCCTCACCAAGGAATATCGAAAGATGAAAGCAGAGGGAACCTTCACGGTTCTCTCCGCTCAGTAAATCCAACCCCCCATCGCAGCGGACGCGCTGCGGTGGGGGGTTGGTAGATCTCTGCTCTCTATAGAACTTCGTTCTATCCCGCAACTCCACAATATAACTAACTAACCCTAACCTAAGTTCGACAGGCCGCTCCGCGTCCAACGCACGACCCTAAACTGACCCAGCGAATCTGGGATCGTATTAGCACGGCGGACGCGCCGTATAGTTGTAGTAGTAGTTATAGGAGGTAGGTATGAGCCAGTACAGACTTAAAGCAATCGTCAAGGGCGAAGAGCGAAAGTTCATCTACGGATTCGATCAGGGTATTCCAGAATACTTCCTGACGGAGATCACGGATGAAGACAATCCAGAGTGTATCGTTGGCATGCTCGGTGGCGTGTACGGCGATCGCATGAACCTTCACGACAAGATGAAGGAACTTGACATCTGGAGAATGCTCACCGACGATCAGCGCACAAGGATCTTGATGGATCTTCCGATCTGATTCGACTCACCCCTCGTCGCGGACGCGCGGCGGGGGGTGGTCGATCGCTCTTCTCTCTCGAACTACGTTCGAGCTCGCAGTCCCATAAGATAACTAACTGCCTAACTAAGTTCGACTCGCCGCTCCGCGGCTATCGAATGAACCTGACTAAACTTCTCAGAATGCCTATTCTTTATTCATCGGGACGCCGACGCGCTACCGTTGGTTGCGTGAATCGTTTAGTTCTGGGGGTGTAAAGTGACCTTAGAGGAAAAGATAGAGCAAGAGGAGAAAGTCCTCACTTGCAGTTGGTGTGATGCCACTGGAAGCGAGGATGAAATCCAAGATTCCTGGGAAGACTACTATGGTTACGACACCATACTTCCCGAGGCAATCTGCGCGGATTGTTTCTGGAATAGTGAAGAGGACCGCGTCGTTGAGCATGTAAAGGAAAAGATTCGGACGCGCCGAGGATACTGAGAATCCCCACCACCGTCAGCCGCGGACGCGCGGTTGGCGGTGGTGGTTAGTTCGATGCTCTCTATAGAACTTCGTTCTATCCCGAAACTTCGCAGGATAACTAACTTAATAATAACCACTAACTAAGTTCGACTCGGCGCTCCGCGCCTAACGCGGCAACCTGACTAAACTCTTCGAGCCACCTATTCTTCTTGTATCGGGACGCCGACACGCTATCGTTGATGGCGTGAATCGTTTAGTACAGGGGGCAGTATGGACGAGTTCTATAAAATGTTCGCACTTACTTTTCTCTCGGAGAGGGCGGCATACGCCAATCTTTCTTCTTATGAGAATCATTGGAAGAAACTGAACGGCAGAGAAATCAAGTGTGGCGATGACAAGATGTACGATACGCTTCTGGACCATTGGGACCAGGAGTACACCGCTCACATGAAAGCGAAGGACGCTCTCTTGGAAGCGTGGGACCAACTCACGGCAGAGCGGGAAGCAATCGCTCAGTAAATCCAACCCCTCATCGCAGCGGACGCGCTGCGGTGGGGGGTTGGTAGATTCCTCCTCTCTATAGAACTTCGTTCTATCCCGCAGATCCCTAAGATAACTAACTGGATAACCATAACGTTCCACGGCTCGCTCCGCTCGCTACGACTGAACCTAAACTATCTAAGCGATACCGCGATTATGGATGAGCGGGGACTTCCCGCGCTAGTAGTAGGAGGGAAAGTAATGGGAAAGCGTAAGCGGCTAAATCGTAAAGAGGTCATCGCGGCGATTTCGCGCCTAGATGATTTCTCTTCGCACACAGGGAGTATGCGTGGCGAGTGGCAGGGAGAAATCTATGTGGTGTATTCGTACAATCAGTGGATTGGTCAGACTGACGGCACGCATTGGAATCTAAACAATCAGCGCTACAGCGTGACGACATCACGCCATCAATCGTACTTGCGCCGAGCGATTGACGGATTCACGGTTGAAGCTTCCACGAACCGATAGTCCAACCCACCCGAGCCGCGAGGTCCTGCGGCTCGGGTGGTTAGGTCTCTCGTCTCTATCTCACTTTGTTCGATCTCGCAACTCCATAAGATAACTAACTAACTACATAACCAGGTTCGACTCGCCGCTCCGCGGCTTACGACCTAACCTGACTAAACTTTACAAACCGCGTATTCTTCTTGTAGCGGCGGACGCGCCGCATAATCAAGTCATAGCACAGGAGGCTTTATGGGAGAGAAAGTAAAGCGCGCGAAGCGCACAGCAACAGAGTCGCTTGGGGTCATCACGAAACTCCTCGCGCGCTCTATTGAGCAGCGTGCTGCGGCTATGGACGCCGTTGACTTCACGCAAGAGCAGATTGCGATAGTCGCAAGAGCAGAGAAGCCCAGCAAGAGCGTCGTCAAGAAACTGAACGCCGCGCTTGATGTTGCCAACAAGGCTCTTGCCTACTATGAAGCAAACGTCAAGGAACTCCAGAAGCGTCAGGCTTCTGCTATGAAGGCGATTGAGAAGGCTCAGTCGAAGGCATAGGCACCCCGCCCCCCACCGCGGACGCGCGGTGGGGGGCGGTGGTATCCCTCGTCTCCCTCACTTTGTTCGAGCTCGGCAGCCCATAAGATAACTAACTAACCCTAACTAACGTTCAATTGCTCGCTCCGCTCGCATCGCACGAACCTAAACTGACTAATCGCTCTTGGCACTATCTATCCATCGGGACGCCGACGCACTATCGTTGATAGTGTGAATCGTAAAACAGGAGGCTGATAATGCCGAGCCGTAGGTTCAAGGTGGTTGCGACAATAGAGGACACTATTGAGGTCGACCAAGATTACGATTCAATGCTGTGCGACGAGCACAAAGAGCCAAAGGATGAAACGACAGAGCAATGGGATGAGCGCATGGACGCGATTCTCAATTGCGATGGCTGCGCCGAGAAAGCGTGGGAGGAAGCGTACAATGAAGCGTACGACAAATTCCCGAGGATGGACGACCTCGAAGTAAACGAAATCTAGTAGACGAACACCCCGCTCGCCGCGGACGCGCGGCGGGCGGGGTGGTTCAATCTCATCTCTCCATCGAATCTAGTTCGATCTCGCAACTCCCTGATCTAACTAACAACATAACTAACGTTCGATTGCAAGCGTCGGCGGACGCTTGCAGCATAACGATAATGGCGGCGGGTTTCCCCGCCGCCATCGGTGCTTGTGTTATCTCCTATCCCAGAGAAACTGAGAGCCGTCCCAATCGTCCTCGTAGGCGTACGCCTCGCGGTCGCCTAGCAGCGCGGCTGCCTCGGCTCGCAACTCCGCTCGGAGTTCCGCGCCGCAGTAGTCGTGGTAGTAGAGTCCCGCGTGTTCGTCCATCCACCTCGGAGCGTCTGGAGCGATTACCTCGTTGCACCAATCGCACATCTCTCTATCTCCTTCTACTCTTTGCCTAGTTCGCCATCGTCTAGTTTGTTGTTGTTCTGGTGCGTACCTTCCAGGCAGTCCACACACCAGGAGTATTCGCCCGCGTATGCCTCGCAACCGCATACGCACTTGCACTCAAGAAACTCGTCCACCATAGCCCCCCTTTATTCGCAGCCAGCCCAATCGGGCTACGCCCATTGTAGGCACGCCGATTCGGATTCGTCAAGGGGTTCTATTCCAATCTGCCGCGGCAGATTGGAGCTGAACAAACAAACAAGCGGGGCAATCGCCCCGCTTGTCTGTTTATGACTCTTTCGCGCCTAGTTCTTGGTTGAGTTGTCCGTGATGATTGGATACCCGCCAAGTTCTAGCAGCGTCTTGATTTCCGAAACCTGCTCATCGGTGAGCGCAAGCGTCTTGCCGTCCTCGTCCTCTGCGGTGAGTACGCAGTTCCCAAACAGAGCGTCAAAGCGACCGCCGAGGATTTCGTTTCGCAGCGAAGTTGCCGCCTGATTGCGAATGACGGGCTGATGATAAAGCCCTTCCTCATCGCACCAGAGCACGACACTCGTAGCACCGTACTTACCAGAAGCGGCGACCTCGGTCATGTACCACTCGCCGACTCGGTAAAGCTCTTTGAGCGTGTTGCCGTCATCGTTGAAGTCCACGATCTCAATCCAATTGAACAGCGCGGGTGTTGGCGTTCCGTCTAGAAACTGCCCCACCGCAAACTTGATTGCCTTCCCCATTTTTTTGCCCCCTTTTACTACTCGCGGGAAGTCCCCGCCCCTGAATACTACGCCAACACAGCGCGAGCCGTCAAGCGTTCTAATCCTATTGGCGGCGGCCAATAGGAGCCGAACTATTTATGCCCTAGATTTCGTTTGCTTTATCCATCCAATCAAACGAAAGTGTCGTGAGTTGGCGTACCTCATCCGAATCTCCGTTTACCTCGTAGGCGAACAGAGCGGCTTGCGCGTATTGCGCCGCCTTGAGGTAGGCTTCTCGCTTCTCGCCCTTTGCGTCTAGGCTTGCGTCAAGCGCATAGTTTACGCGCCCAGAAAGCATACCTTCCATAATGCCGTTTGTGTATCTTTCTCCTGCCATTTGAGCCCCCTGCTATTGGCGGGAAGTCCCCGCACAACGAATACTATGCGATGTCTTGGATTCCGTCAATAGGTTCTAGTTGGAGCAGCCGCGGCTGCTCCAAGCCGAACTAATGAAGCAGCCGATAGGCTAGGCGGTAATCTCGCCCCTTGCCTCAGCCTCGCGGAGCATAAGGCGCGCGCTGCTCTCGCCTTCGGCAACGCTATCAGGGTCATCAGCGAACCAGAATGCGGTTCGGCGAACATTGTCCGCGCCCTTCCATAGTTCCAACATACGGCGCGCCTTGCCGAGCGCATTGTCGCGGCTCACATTGCCCTTGACCAGAATCGTATCCGACCAGACCTTCCCGCTGCTCAGAACGGCGCACCCGCGAACCTTATACTCTGCCATCTCAGCCTCCTTACTACTCACGGCAACCGCCGCTAGGCAATACTACACGAACTTCCACGAACGCACAAGGGTTCCATTCCAAGCACCGGCGGGTGCTTGGAGTCTTACTTTATTATGCCGCTATTCGTCCGCGTTCTCTGTTTGTTCGCGCTCGTTCTGGATTGCTTCGTCGGTGAAGTGTTCGCCGATTTCCGTCCAATCAACCGAGCCGAGCGCGCCGCCGACAAAGTCCGCGACAAGTCCCGCGGGCTGCTCCCCGATAATCTCCTCAACCTGCTCGCGAATCCACTTGCCCATCTCGTAGGCGGCTGTGTCCTCGTCCTGCTCGGCGAAGTAGCGCGCCTGCTCGCCAGCCTCAAAGAGGTCAAGCAGCCCCTCCTGAATCCAGAGATTCGTCACCCAAGTTTCCCAGTTCGTCCAGCCGTTGTATCCGTCTGCCATCTGAGCCTCCTATGCTTCGCGGGAAGTCCCCGCACCTGAATACTACGCGAACACTTGGCAACTCGTCAAGCGTTCTATCTCAAAGGGCCGCCGCCCTTTGAGGACGAACAAAATGATGAGGGTCTGGCTGGCACCACACCAACCAGACCCTCATCGGCGTATCGCCGCCTTGACGCTTATCCCCTTGCGGAGAGAGGCTCTACCTCTCGGCTACCTCTTGCAAGCGGCATAGGTGTTGGTTATTCACCCACCCCGCTCGTCCTTATCGTCGCGAGTAGTTTGTCTGCAACTACCAACCAGCCGCAGCCCCATAAGCCCGCCACCTTCACAGCGGCACCAGAGCGGCTCGTGGAACGATTGTCCCACGGACAAATGCGAAAGTCAAGCGTTCTATTCCAAGCAGCGGCGGCTGCTTGGAGCTGAACCTAATAAGAAGCCCCTCGGAACCCGTCGGCTCCAAGGGGCTTCTTTCGGATTATTCACCGAGGGCTAATCACTTCCCTCGGCTCCTTTTCCTACCGCTCCGCCGATCCATTGGCACCTAGCGGTCATCGTCCTTTGCCTCTCGTCATCCCGCATTTAGGGCTGCGGCTGACCTGCTCGCTCGTCCACGAGTCTCACCCTGTCGTTTGCTGCTCCTAGGATCGCTCCCGACAAAGGGAGTATCAGGCATCCCAAGCCGCTTGTCAAGCCCCCATCTTTGGTTCCATCCCAACAAGCCGCCGCTTGTTGGGCTATAACAATAATAAGGGCGGGTTTCCCCGCCCTTATTATTTGAGGACTACCTACTCCTCCTCGTAATCATCTCCCTGCTCAATCAGGGCAACGAATCCGTCGTTCGGATTATTGTGGTTTGTGTAAACCGCTTGAACGAACCGCAAGCCGCAGGATTGTGCGTACCAATACCGAACTTGGTGAAGCATCTCGCTCGGCGTGAGTTCGCTTGCAGGGATAAGCGGGTCATACCCGTATTCTTTCATCTGCGCCATCTGCTCGTCGTCCATCAGGACATAAATCTTGTGGCAGGTATCCCACGCGATACCCTTTGCGTTTTCAAGGTACTCCTCGGTCTTTGCGAAGTTCGCAGCCATCTTGCCTCCTTGCTACTACAACGGCAGTCGCCGTCTATCGGATTGTCGCATACTATTCAGCCAGCCGTCAAGTGGTTCTATCCCAAGTGGCGGCGGCCACTTGGGGCTGAACTATAATGAGCGTTATTCTTTGCTTACGATTGCGCGAGTCATACGAAGCGAAACCTCGCCAAGCGATTCCATCACTTCGTCGCCAAAGATTTCCGCGAATCCTGTTGGCTCCGCCGTGTGGTCGGCTGCGAGTTTCTGGAAGCGATAAAGCCCATCGTCCTGCCGATAGTATCGGGCGAAGGTCGTCGTCGCTCCGTTTGTGTGGATTTGATACCAGACCGCTGGCTCAACGCTCGCAACGCCGTTCATCGTGCCTCCTCAACTTCATACTGCTCGCCGCCGAATCGCACCGCCTTGATTGCGTCAAGCGCGATGGTGCGGTATCCCTTCGCCGCGATGTCGTAGACGAAGATGAGATTCTTCGCCGCCGCGTCATACGCCGCCTCGCCGCCTTTCAGGTGCTTCTTCACTCCGAGCCGCGCCGTCATCTTGCGAACCTCGCCCGTCGTGCGCTTCACGAAGTCCACCCCGAAGATTGCGCCGTTGCTGTTGCGAATCATCTCCGCTGCCTCTGCGAGTTTGATTGCCTTTCCCATTTCTGCCTCCTTCTATGCCTGTGCCATTTGGCACTACCCGATTCTATAACGACCAGAACCCAGCCGTCAAGGGTTCTAGTCCAAGAGGCCGCCGCCTCTTGGAGCCGAACTTATTATGTTCAGAAAGTCTTGCCGTTTGGCATTAGGTCGTACACATCGGCGATGTCGCTCCACTCGCGCTTCGCTCCATCTTCGGAGTCAAACGCAACGAAGTCAATGAATCCGTCGTTGCGCCAATGTACGATTACGACTCCATACTTGTCGTACACGCCGTCCTGCTCGGTTTCCAGAGAATCGTCTGGGTGATGCCAGCCGTTCAGCGTGTCGTTGTAGATTTGAGAGAACTTTTCGGCGAATCCGTCAAGGCGCGCATTGTGCTTTGGGTCAACAATCCAATCGTCGCCTTCGCGGATAAAGTCGCCGTTCGTGAGCGAAACTGCCAGAGCCTTCCAGAACATTTGAGCCTCCTTACTGCTACCCGCCCAAGTGGGCTGCGCCCATTGTAATCCCATTGTGAGCCGCCCGTCAAGCGTTCTATCCCAAAGAGCTGCGGCTCTTTGGGCTTGAACAATAAGAAGCGGAGCAGTTGGCTGCGACGCAACTGCTCCGCTCGTGATGGATAGGTGGAGGCTCTTCTACCTATCCGTAGTCATAGTGCCGCCGCCTGTGGCAGTCGGCAGTCGTATCCTAGCAGACAACTGGCTGGCTCGTGCGGTACTGGCTCAATCGCCCAGTCAAGGCAAGTCCCGCAAGACTCACCGCACAGATTCACATCGTCCCAGTCAAAGACGGGGTGAAGATTGTTGCCTTCGCTATCAAGTGTTCCTTCGTCGTTTAGCGCAGCACCCCACTTGCCCTCGGCGCACTTTACGCAATGAACAGAAGCCTCGTACTGCCACGCGATTGGTGTAGCGTCCATTGTCTTGCCTCCTTCTGTCGGTTCTCCGACAAGCGTATTCTCCCACAGGTATACCCGACTCGTCAAGCGTTCTATCGCAAGCAGCGGCGGCTGCTTGCGCCACCCCATAATAATAGGGACTACCTCCTCGTGAGGAAGTACGCCCAGAGAAGCAGCGAACCGAACATCAAATAGAACGCGCCCTGCGCGTCCATTAGTATTCACTCGCAACGGACATCGCAGCGTCCCAGCAGTCGTCGCAGAGCGAAATCACCTCGTCATAGGCGAGTTCATAGCCGTTCCAACCAAACTTGACCCGCCTGTCCTTGCCCTCAAACGGACAACGCTTATCAAGACTCAAATGCGTTTCGCCATCGCACTCCTGAACCATCGGGTGGTCGTGCGTTTCGCACTCGCATTGGTCGTAGTAGCAATCGCCGTTGCCACACATCGTCATTGACGCTCGCAGGAATCCCATTGTCGCCTCCTTTTTCACAGCACCCCAAGCAGGGTGTCCACATTGTAAATCCATCTCCCCAGACTCGTCAAGCGTTCTACCGCAAAGGGCCGCCGCCCTTTGCGAGCGAACATAATAAATAAGCCGCCCCGAAGGGCGGCTTATTTACTTCGTTTCAGTTTGTTGCGCCGACAGCCTCAATCACATCAACTATGCTGTTGCTGTCCCAGAGACTTGTGCGCTGCGACCTAATGCTCGTAAACACGCCGCCTGTGCCAAGAACGAGATGGTCAAGAACCTCAATGTCCAATAGTTTGGACGCTGCGATTACTTCGCTCGTAAGCCTAATGTCCTCGTCGCTCGGCGTTGCGTCTCCGCTTGGGTGGTTGTGAACCAACACGATGGCGCAACCACCAGAGGAGACTGCGTACCTAAACAACTCACCGACTCGGACGCTCGTGCCTGTTGCCGTCCCAGAGTAGACCTGCTCAATGCCCATCAGTCCGTTGCGTCCGTCTAGCGTCATCACCCAAAGCGATTCAGTCATCAGACGGCTCGCGTCCTCTCTGAACAAATCCACCGCCGCCGTAGGTCGCTCAATCCTGAACGGCTTTGCCTCGGCAATCTCGTGCCTTACGACCTCAACCTTGTACCGCTTCCAACTCATTTCGCCTCCTTGCTACTCTACTCCAAGCGGAGCCTCATCATTGTATTACCTCGGTTGGCAGCGTGTCAAGCGTTCTATCCCAAGGGGCGGCGGCCCCTTGGGGCCGAACATAATAAATAAGCCGCCCCGAAGGGCGGCTTATTTATTTACGCGATACCAGAGACTACGCGAGAATCGCGATCGCCTCGCGCTTCGTCTTCGCAGCGAAGCCTGTATCCAACATCACGCTAGAAGCGCGAGCGTCGTTTGCCGTTGAGCGCACGCCGCCGCGATACGAAACGCCGTGATCAAGATACTCCGCGATGGCGTTATACAAACCCCACTTCGTATCCCGAAGACCATCAAGGTTCTCGGCGTTGTTGAGAATCGCGAGAGTCGCCTTTGCGCGATCCGAAAGCACTTCCTTGTCTTCGCGCTCCTTCTGGGAGAGCGGGAAGAGTGTGGTGATCACGCGGAAGACTTCATCTCGCTCCACCTTCTCGGCAACCATGCGAGAGGCGACTTCCGAGAACTCATCAACCACCTTTGAGGCGATGCCGAGAGCGCGCTTCGCCTCCTTCACCTTCTCGTCTAGGCGAGCCGTGTGTCGGAGCGTGAACGACATCTTCGCGCCGCCAAGAGCAGCGTTCAGCGTGTTCATACAAACAACGCGGATCGGGGTGATCATCGCTTTGAGCGGAAACAGCCCGTTGTGCCCGTTGGCAACGACGAGGTAGGTCGTCGTGCCGCCGTTGTCGCCCTTGATCGCGATCTTCTCTGGGATCTCCAACGCGGTGAAGACGATCTGCCCACCACGCAGCGACCCCGCCGCCTCGTAGCGCGCACCTTCGTCAAGCAGCGCGTCCGCAAACGACATCACCTCGTCGTTCTGGATCGGTGTGTAGCGGTCGCCCACCACACCGAGAACCGCGCCGTCGGTGTCGCGCACATTTGCGCGCTTGCCGTTGATCGCGATGGTCGCGCCGTTGTAGTCGGTGAAGATCGGCTGCTGCTTGACCTTCCAATCAAGACCAGCCGCGACGATCATCTCCGCGCTCGTGGTGAGACCAGCGTTCGCAACGCCGAGTCCATGCCACGGCATACCGCGCTCCTTGTTGTATGCCATCGTTTCTATTTCGTGTGCCATTTCCGTCCTCCTTTACTACTCAACGGCAAGTGCCGCTAGGCAGATTGTCTCATACCCGCCAAGATTGTGTCAAGTTCTAGCCCAAAGGGCCGCCGCCCTTTGGGGTCTAACAATAATAAGCGAGATTACAGGTCGCCTGAGCGAACCCTCTTTGCGTAATCAACAGCCTCTTCGTATCCGTGGAAGATCTCGCCGTCTTCGTTGTCCGACCACACAACCTCAAACCACGGATTCTCCCACCAATCAAGAAGCCCGTCGTTGGTCGCCTGCGAAAGTTTCTCATCGGTATCAAACCCGTTTTCGTCCAAGTCTTCCGTGTATCGCAGAACGCGGTCGCCATAGTGAATACGCATTTCTCCGTTTTTGTAGACGCGAACCATCTTGTCCTCCGTCTGCCATACGAGCATAGATCCGTGATCGTATGTAAAGAACGCAGCGTCGTTTCTGCTCATTTGATCACCCCCGTACCGCCACAACCGCAGGCGCAGTCCTCGCCGCCTGGAACGCAGCCGCAACCCTCGGCAACGAACATCGCACAGCCGTACCTGAACGAACGATCGTTTTCGCAGTCGGCGCAATACCACTCGGCATGTCCGCTCGCGTTATTGTCGGAGCAGTATTCACCATCTTTGCCGCAGTCGCAGGTAAAGATGATGTTCTGCGGGTCTCCAACGGGAATCTCAAAGTGGTCGCTCACACAGCCACCTCGTACCCGTCGCCGCGAATACCATCAAGAATCTCCTGAACATAGCGACGCTCAATCGCAAGCGAGTCTCCCAGATACATCGCGCCGTCGCCGATGTTCTCTGCCAGCCATCGCCGAGCGTCCCGTGTCGCTGGCGTGAGAAGGCACACCGACCCCCCGTCCGTAAATGTGAAGTCTATGACCTTGTATTCCTTGCCCATACCGCCTCCTTGCTACTTCACCCAATCGGGCTGACCACATCATAAGCAGAAACCTAGCAACCCGTCAAGTGGTTCTATCCCGAAGAGCCGCAGCTCTCCGGGCTATAACCTAATAACGACTATTTCCAATCTTCTGGGATCGGCTTCCAATCTTCGTCGCAGTCGCTCGACCAGAGATCACATGACTTACACATGACCACATAACAACCCTCTTCGTGCCCAGCGACTTCGCAGTCCGACCAAAGCCAATGCGCGTCGCGCCTGTCGGTCGGGCAGTCGCAGGACTGCCGTTGCGAGGTCGGAAACAGATTACTCATCGTCTAGCACCACATCGGCGACGACGACTTCCGTGTTGTCCGTAAACTCGCCGATGTCCGTTTTGACTCCGATGTCTAGACCGATCTCTCTTGCCTGTTCGGCGGTATCTGCCTCTACCTCAATCCACTTATGTCCGACGATCTCCAAGTGAACGCCCCACTTCTTCATAGGACTTCACAGCCTTTCAGGTCGGCGCACCCAAACAGGAAGTCTTGCCACTCCCTCACAATCTCAAGCCAATAGCCCGCTTCCTCTGATGGGTCAATCTTGCTCTTGTCGCTGCTATAGGGATTTGCCCTGATAATCTCGGTCATGATTTCCAGAATCGCCTCATCGCTCGTCCCTGCGATTTTCTCCGCGAGTTCTCGGCACTCATAGTCCTTGATTACATTTCCGCTGTTGTCCATCAGGTTTTCGTTTACTGAATCAAATCCGATGGAGTCGTGGAACTCGCGTAGCATCGGCATACCCCAGATGTTCAGCCTGAAATACAGCGTTTCAGGAGCCTTCTCATCATACGAGCCGTCCTCGTTTATCCACATTGAGCGGTGCTTCTTTGCGTGAGCCTCTGCTGCCTTTCGGTCTGGCAGCAACGAGAAGATGTCGTACCCCATTTGCCACTCCTTTCTACTCACCCCAAGTCGGGGCAACCAGATTGTCTCATCAAACCTAGCAGCCTGTCAAGTGGTTCTATCCCAAGAGACCGCCGTCTCTTGGGGCTGAACAAAATAAACAACCCGCCCCGAAGGGCGGGTTGTTTATTCCGATTTGCTTTCCAGACTTACGCTGGCACAGGCTCTTTTGCTGCTTGTTCTTTCGTGATCTCGCCGCGTCGGATTCGGTCGCGCAACTCAATGCTCTCCTTCTGCCAGATCGCGTCAAGTTCCTCGTTGCGCTTCTCGTCGTACTTCGCCTCGCGCAGACCTTCCTTCGTCAGTCGCTCAACGACGCGCTTGCGCCACTCGCTCGCCGACTCGTACGAGGCGTTCGTGGAAAGCCCGATGTGTCGCTCCAAGTCTGCGCGAGTGAGAGGGCGAGCCTCAAAGCAATGCGCGTTCTTGCCGTCTGCGTCTGGCTCGTTGCCGTTCCAAACGACCATCTTGTCCAACCAACCGATTTGATAGGCGAGTGCGAGTCGCTTCTCCCACTCGTCAATGTTCTCCTCGGTGATCTCGTTCAGACCGATCGTCATCGTCGCCCAGATGAAGTGATCGGTGATCGGATTGAGATACTCCTCGCCGCGAACACGCCCGTTCATCACGCTGTCGCGTGTTGCGGTGATCCAACAAACATCGTCCGCGTTCTTGATGTTCCCCACATACCAGTTGAGCGGCATACTGCCTCCTTCTTGCTACCCATCGGGAAGCCCCGACAACCGAATCATCTCACGGCTCATAGCAACCTGTCAAGCGTTCTATCCCTCATGGCGGCGGCCATGAGGGGGCGAACATAATAAATAATCCCCGTCGCAAACGCGACGGGGATTATTCAGGTAGAGGGGAGTAGCGTCCCTTTACCCTATGACATCAGCCTCCAACTACTCCGCCGAAATGCTCATCGCAGAATCGCTCAAACGGAGTCATCGGCACTTTGTCGTAGTCCCGCTCGTATGAACGCTCGCCATTTTCATCGGTCAGCCACGCCTCGTCAGGGAGGTTGTCGCCCTCGCTGTTGTATTCCTGCCGCGACACCTCGTCGCCACCGAAATACATCGCCTCACCTGCGTATCCCATACCGCCTTCGCAGTATCGGTGCGTAATGTGGAGCGTCGGAAAGAGAGCCGAAAGAGCAAGAACAACAGGCTCCGCGGGAGACCACGCCGTATCAAATCCGTACGAGGTCTTTCCCTCAACAACAGCGTTGCTGTCGTCAGAGCGGTCGTGCCACACATCTCCCGCGCTCCACTTCGTTCCCCAGTTGGCGCAGTTCCAGTTGTACCACCAATCTGGGTGCGATGAAATCTGCGGCTGGTCGTGAATCGGGCAGACCGCCGAGCCACCGAACATCATCGCAACATTGTCCTCAATCGTGCCGTTGGCAAGAATCTTGGTTCCGACCTTCACGCCATTGACCGCCCAGTAGCCTTCCTGCGGCACAAACCCTTCGGTCATCGGCTCGCCGACGGCTTCCTTTGTGGTAATCCACTCTTTCTTACAACCACATTGGAAATCGTTTTGCGTATCTGTCGCGCCATAGATTTCACTCCTCGGTGGTGGAACAATCTTGGCAAACGAGAAATCGTTTCCGTTGTCCTTCTCGTCGTCGCCCTTGACGAACGCCACCAATCGTGCGACCTCTGCCTCGTCGCCCTGTATGTCCACTTGGTTCACACACCAGTTAGGCATGATGACCTCCTTACTACTCACAGGGAAGCCCCTGCCCGACCATTGTAAGGCAGCCGATACCAGCGAGTCAAGTAGGTGCTTCTGGTTCTATCCCAGAGGGCCGCAGTCCTCTGGGGCCGAACTAATAATATAACTAACTCGAATAACCTAACTAACCTGAACAGCCTAACTAACCGGTGGTTCGACCCTCGCTCCTGCGGGAGCTCGGCTACCACTAATAACAACCCCTGTCAAGTCCTCGCCCTAACCCGCCCTAGGCCAAGTTGACCAAGTCCCCACCACACGCTTACAATGCTCGGAGCGCAGGAAGTCCCTGCCGTTGAGAAGGAGGTCGCATGGGGTCATACCGCTATGTGAGGTCGCGAAGGGTGCGACGACGATACTCGTGGCTCATGGGTCTGATCATGTTCGTAGGTATGTGATGGATGAAGACATTGCGCCGTGGCAAATCGGATTGCTATTTGCCATCACAATCATTAGACTCGCGTTTGAGTCGATTGTTGGATTCATAGGAGGGCTATTCGGATGAAGCGATACAGGGTGTTCATTCAGAAGGTAGACGACTTTATCGCAGAGGTGGCGTACGAGGACGATGAACTCGATGGCCTTGAGGGCAAAGAACTTCTTGCGTCAGTCGCCAACGATGTGTCCGAGCAGGGCATCGGCGACTGGGACTTTGTGGAAGCCAACACCACCGCGACATCTATCGTTGAAATCTTGGAAGACGGCAGCGATGGTGAAGAGTGGATCATCAACACGGAGGTCTGATCATGGCGACTTGGATTCCAGTCCACGAGGAGCAGCCGCGAGCCGATCTTTCGGTCGAGGCGTGGCTCAACGAAGAGGTGAAGAATCTGATCTTCGTGCGCGGCGATAGCGGTCTTCGGTACAGCGTCTACTCCTGTATGGAGGACGCAATCGAGGGCAACACCGACTTCTCGCTCGCGGAGGTCTGCTATGGGTGGTACACGCTGCTGTGGGAGCAGCGCGGCAAGCAAGCGCACAGCGACTTCCTCTCCGACTGCGACACGCGCAGCGCGGAGGGGCACGGCGTTCCGTTTGAGTGCCACGAAAGCCCAAGCGAGTGCGAGGGTGCGTTCCACGCGGCGCAGGTTGCTCTTGGCAACCTGTTCTGCGCAAAGGGCTGCGCGGTCTGCGCAGAATACTTGAAGGAGGGTGAATAGGTGGACATCATCAAGGGACTGACGGTTATCGTTGTGATCGTTGCGGTCAATCTTCTGTGGATTGGCTCGATCATCTGGCTTGGAGCCAACATCGTCAAGGGGGTATTCGGATCATGAGTGAACTGTTCAATCACGATGCGCTCGTCAAGGAGCGCGCAGGGATGCTCCCAGAGGACGCGGAAGTCCACTATCTCCTGTCGGAGATGATCGAGCCGCT